CTTTTCCTCAAAATTTTCTCGTATTATCCCCTTGACTTAATACCATTGGACTTTCAAAAATAGGAGAGGGCGCCGGCTATCTCCTTATTCACCGACGCCCCCACATTGGTCTTACTCCTCCGGATACTCGTCGCCGGCGTACTTCTCGGCGAACTCATCCTCTTCGATGACCACGTACAGCGAACGCAGGTAGGCCTTAACGCCGCTCTTCTCGTTCTTGGTGCCCTCCTGAATCACCCAGTTGTAGGGGCGGATGGTCAGGTCCACATTGCGGATCTCCGCGAAGTCGAGGGTGTCGATGGACTCCTCATCCAGCTTTACCTTCTTGCGCTTGGTAATCATGTAGACCGTGGGCGGAATGTTCTCAAAGCTGACCGCCACCTGAATATAATAGCGGGGCTCCTCGCCGTCCTCACGGGGCGGACGAACACGGACATTCCAGCCGTCATCGATCAGCTTCTGGGCGTCTGCGGCATCTTCGATGTAGACGCAGAAGTTCCGCTGTCCGGCGCGGTTGTACTTGCTCTCTCTGCCGGAGAAGTTCCGGAAGAGCAGGCGGGCGTTCTCGATCACAAGGTTCTCATTCACTCTGGGATTAGCCATAATAAAACTCTCCTTTATTTATCGTTGATTTGGGAAAGGTGTTCGCAGATAATCGTGCCCCTGCGGAGCAATGCGACTTCCTCTTCCAGCTTCTTGACGCGGTTCAGCAGTCGTCCCTCATAAACCATGGCCATGAAAGCCAGCAAAACCGCCAACACGACATTGACGCCGCATAGGAAGAACCGCTTGGTGGCGGCGCAAATGAACGCAGCCAGAACGTCGAACCAGAATATAATCAGCACGATGCTCATCGTCTTCACCTCACATCAAAGGCGGTAGCGTCATCGCCATAGGGCTCCCCGGGGCCGAACCAGGGTGGCGTGTCATCGTCCGCTTTTACATAGGGGTCGTCGGATACGAACCACTCGAAGTCTCCGTATTGGGAAATATCCGCAACGGCGGCGTCCACCATGGCATCGTAGTACCCCCGGTCGATGCCGTCTTCCTTACCCAGATGCTTGACCATCTCGGACTCCAGCCAACGGTAGCCCTTGGCCCCGCCAGCAGAGGCATAGCTCTTTTCGCCGGTCTTTTTGTCCACGACCTCCCGCAGCAGCAGACCGCCGTTGCAGCCGGGTTTCATAGGACAAAAGGAGCCAACCTTGCCGATGAAAATATAATTGTGGCCCGGTTCGATTTTGGCTTTCAGATCCGCAACGACCTCGTCATAATCCATGGGGTACTGTCCCTCTTTGTCCGGCCATTTTTTCCGCAGTGTTTCAAGCTCTTTCTCATACTCGGATACATCCGGCAGGGTCTCGTTCGTATCCAGGTACAGTGCGGTGGTGACCGACTTGGTCTCGCACATATCCTCGAACACGATCTCTTCCCTGGAGAACAGCTTCTTGAACACGTAGGGGATCTGGAACTGGGTGCCGGTGGCGTTCCATTCGCCGGGGTGTTTCCGAATATCACCGGGCACATAGCCGTAAGCCAGCTGGCATTTCTCCGCCGTGGCGTACTTGGCGATGTAAACGGCGTTGTTCACCAGGCACATCCGGTCGTAGGTAGCCTCGTGCTCAAAGGTATAGCCGTACTTCTCACCGTACTTCATCACAAAGTCGATGATGGCCGGCGTTGCGTCCGGGATTTTAATGGAGTCCGTCTTGATGTGGGCAACAGTAAAGCCCCGTTTCTGGACCTCGTGCTTGAGGTTGACCATAAACAGGGCTCCGCGCTTGGCGACGATATTGTCTTTGTTCCGGTTGTCCCGGAAGGGATTCTCGAAGTTGGCCGAGGTCAGGCCATAGACCGAGTTGATGGCGATTTTCAGTGCCTGGGCCAGAGCGTCCGCCGAACCCTCATCCGTCAGATACTTGGCCAGTGCGCCGTTCAGCATCTTCCGGGCCTTCTCAAAGTTCTTGTGTTTGATCTCCACACGGGCGTCCTTGATCTCCTGGAACCGCTTGGTGTACTCGGGGCCGAACAGCTCCTCCGCGATGATGCTGGAGGGGTGCATGGAGGCAATGTCCAGCAGGGCGATGTCGCCGTACATACCCGGCTCGGCATAGACGTAGCCGCCCTCGCCCACCTCCTCACCGCGATAGAGGGACTTCCCGCCCTCGAATTTGTATCCGAGGAAGATGGGGCGTCCCTTTTTGTCAAAGGCGGTGAACTCGTCGAACTCAGGTTCTCCCATGGTAAAGGGCAGGTCCCGGTTTGGATCATAGATCTGCGTCGTATCGCCCATATTCCGGTAATTGAACTGATCCTGGGGGCGCTTGTTGCCGCCAAATATAATTCTGGTGGTGAGTGAGTTGGTGGTGTCGTTCACCGTCATCCCGGCCACGTCTGCCAGGATCTCCCGGGCCACAAAGTCGGCTTTCCGGGCATTGAAGACGGCCTCGGTAGCAATGACATCGTTGTCGCAGTATTCCGCGACCTTCTGCCACATCTCCTCCGGAACCGGCTGGTCCCAGGGAAGACCCAGCTCCTGGTGATGAAGACCCAGCTCGATCTCCCATTTCTTCAGACTCTGTTTGACCGAGCAGAAGTCGTACACGTCCGTATAAGAGACGTTGTAGGCCTCCCCAAAGAAGCAGTTGGTGCTCCGGGCCTTCTTCTCGCTGTTGATGATCTTCTGGGACAGGTTGTAGAGCTGCTCGTTGGTGTAACCCATCAGCCGGGCGTACAAAATATGATTGTCGTACCGGCGGCAGTTGAACCCCACCAAACGGAACTTCATCAGCTCCTCGATCTCCGTGGGCTTGGGATTGATCATCCGGACCACGGTTTGTCCGGGTCCTTCGATCTTCCAGTTCACCAGGAACAGATTGGGGAATACCTCTACATCATAAAAGACCAGCTTGGCCTCGTCGTTTTTCACCCCCTGCCCGTCCTCGGCGGATTTGAAGGGCATCTTATTCACCAGCTTGATGCAGTATTCCGCCTGGTTGGTGCTGTTGGCGGCGAAGGCCAGGACCGCGTTGCGCATATCGGTGACGTCGTAGGGCATACCGCTCTCATAGGCGTCCGTCAGAATCTTGTGGATAAAGTCGATAGAGGGCTTAGTAGCCGGATGGATTTCCTTATTGAGGTTTCGCTTGATCTGAACTCTAAGCCCTTTTTCGCTTTGAATGACTTTGGAATTTACCACATTGTTTTCTCCTTTCAACGGTAATCCAGAGCTTATCGTAGCGATAGGCAGGTTGTTGCATTTGGAGAGCTTGCGGCGCAGGGAGCTGTTGCCGGTAAAGACCTTGACCTCGATGTGGTCGTCGTAAATCCGGCTGAGCCGCGCCGGGTCTCCGGAATAAATATAATGCAGGTGGATGCCGCAGCCACTCTTGCTTACCTCCGCATAAGTGGCCGGCCACTTGCTCGCCTCGGCCAGATTCCGCTCAAAGGACTTCTGGCCCTGCTCATCCGGAATATCAAAGTCGATGACGATGTGGTTTTCCGGGAGCTTGACGTAGTGCAGCTTGCTGGTGTCCAGGGCGGACAGCTTTGTCCGGACACGCTCCCATTTGTTACGGGGCGTGCCTTCTCCGCCTGCATACTGGGCGGGACAGTCGGCGCAGTCCTTGTCAAATGCCGAAGCCTGCCCATCCACAAAGTCGATGGTGGGGTGAGGGGGCGACACAGGTTTGTCCTCCGGCGCCTGTTCCTCAAATTTTTCCGTCCGAAACCCGCTGTAATAGTTCCGAACGCGGGACCCGTCCCCCATGCTGAACCGCTCCTCGTAACACCGGAAGTAGTTCTTCAGCTCCTCCTTAAATATCATGCGGGAGACGGGGTAGGGCACCTTGGCGTCCTCGCAGTAGACCTTATACATCTCCCAGGCCGACTTCAGGGACACGCCATCGTCCCGTTTGAACACATGATAGGAGTCCACGATGAAGTTATAAAAGTCATTGGAGGCCCCCATCATGGCGATGGGAATATAATCGTTGTAGTAGTCCGGGTCCTCCAGATAGACCTCCTGACAGTGATAGGCAATGCCGCCCAGCTCAAAGGGGATTTGCCGGGTCAGCCTCCGGTACTCGTCCGGCGGAACCTTGTCCCCGGTGGGCGTCACGTCGATCAGCCTTCGGATGACGCCGGATTTCGCGTCCGTAATCTTGACCGGCTTGTTGGTTCCCATGATGAGGAAGGTCTTAAAGCGGTTGGAGTAGGCGGAGCGGAACTTTTCGTTGACAGTCATCATCTCGTGGGACACCAGCGAATTGATGCGGGTGTTGTCCTCGATGCGGGAGAGGTCGCCGTCATGCTGAATGGCCACCAGCGGATTGGCGCGGAAGGCCTCCAGAGCAAAGGCGTTGCTGGAGGAGCCCAGGTCCTTGGCGCTGAAGCTGGTGTGGTATCCCTCGAAGAGCTGCATGATCACATTGATGATGGTGCTCTTTCCGGTGCCCACCGCCCCGTAGAAGACCAGAAACTTTTGCAGCTTCTTGGACTCCCCGGTAACGATGGCCCCGATGCACCACTCGATCTTGTGCCGCTCCTCGGGAGAATATAATGTGGAGACCAGACGCTCCCACGCCGGCGTCTTCCCCGGCTCCAGGGGGTAGGGGAGGGACTTGCTGGCGTAGTCGCGCTTGGTCACTTTCGTGTTGGAGAATATCAGCTTTTCATCGAGCATATGGAACTGGTCTTTCATCTGCTTCTGGCAATACTTGTGCCAGGTATCGATCATGCCAGTTTCCGCGTCCCACATATGGAGGACGCGAATGTTGCCGTCAAAGCGCGTGCGGTTTTCTTCTGCGTATCGGTCCAGCTCACGGTCGATCAAGTCGACCGCGTCCTGTTCATCAGTCGACCACATACCCCGTTCGTCAATCCAGATTGCATAGAAGTCGCCGCCTCTGATCATGAGGTCGCTACTTTTCTTGATGATAAACTTGGGATAGATCTCGATGATGCCGCGTTTCCCGCTGCGCGTTGAAATCATCAAGAAGTCCAGCATCGGGTCACTTACTCTCCTTTATCATACTCCAGCTTTTTCACACGGACCGAAAGCTGGTAGACCTGTTCCTCCCGCTTCCGGTTCTCCGCCGCCAGGGCGTAAACGCCCACAACTGCGGCAACGGCGAGCACGGTCAACATGCTGCTTTTGCGGCTCAGCTTGGCCACCCGCTTCTCAAAGGCCTGGAAGTTGTGGTTTACCAGGGCCGTCAAGTCCTCCAGCGTGCAGATATCCACGAATTTTCCCTTTTTACTCATGCTAAATGCCTCCCTCCCTGATGATTTCGCGCAGGTAATAGTTCATCTGATACCAGATCTCCGTGTTCCGCATGTCGCGGCCGTTGTCCACGGTAAAGAGCCCGCCTTCGCCGTTGCGTCCGTACCCGCGTTCCAGGAACCGCTCCAGCGTCTGATCAACAAAATATCGGTCAAACTTCCGGTCGTCCATGGAGCCGAGCCCCAGGCTCACCAGCATACTCCAGAACCACTGCCCCGTCCGGTCTCCGGCGTCGGGGTCGTCCATGATGTGCTCCTCGCAGCGGATGGCGAGGGCGATCATCATTTCCAGAATGCTGCACGGGCGGTCGTCCAGGCAGGACGCGACCATGGCGTCAGAATATAATTGCTCGCGACCGAACCGATATCTAAGGTCGATGCCGTCTTCGGCCCGGTTGCCGTCCATCGGAATCGTATAGGTGAATTCCGTATCGTAAAGCCGCGCAAACAGCTTACGATAGGACTTGTTAGAATATCGGTCGTCGACCACGAGCTGATACATCCAGTCATAATACTGGTCAATCAGTTCATCCCGGGTCAAGCGTCAGACCTCCCTTTCAAATTTTCGGAGGAAGGGTGGAGCGGAATTCCGCGTAACTGCGCAGGTCCCGCAGGATCTCGTAGTCGCACCGCTTGGGGTCGCTCCTGACAAAGACGGAATCCTTCTCGTACTCCCCGAAGTGGTTCAGAGCGTCCCCGACGATATCCTCCGGTTCGTCGATGATGACCCCGTTCTCATCGGAAAGGATGCCGTCGTCAAAATAGGTCAGGCTGATCTGGGTGTAGCCATCCATCTCCCCAAATTCCTCCGGGGAGATGACATAGGGGGCCTCCACCTCATGCTCCGGCTTCGGGGGCACCGAGGTGCGGGAATATCCAACCCGGCTAACCATCCTGGCGTAGTCGTTGATGTCGCCCTTCTCCTGGTTCTTGTTGGCCGCCAAAACGGTTTTGGGCGCCTCCTCCGGCTCGTCCTCTTCGGCCAGATGCTCCTTCAGAGCGGCGATCTCCTCCTTCAGCTGCTGCTCCCTGGCGTAAAAGGCCTGCTTGGCGGAGTCAATCTCCTGCTCGGAGAGCTCGTCGTACCACGTTTTGGCGACGTACCATGCGGAAACGCCCCCCAGTGCGGCGCCTGCGAGAAAGGCCAGCGCTGTGCCAAGTTTACTCATTGTAGTCCTCCTCTTCGTCTTTGGTGCTCATGACGGTAATGGCAAGGCCCCCGAACAGCAGCGCCGCGCTGATCAGGAGCCCGCCGGTGATGTGGCGTTTTCTTTTGGTGTTGACCGCGTAGTCCAGCATGGACACCAGATTTGCAAATCCCTCCATACCGCTTACCTCCTGGACAAAATGGTGACGCCGCCGACCAGGCAGAGGCCCGATACGGTGGCCAGGGCGTAGGACAGCAGGGCTTTGATGCAGGTTTTCATAATGCGCGCCTCCTTTACTCATAACTGGAAAAATAATGCGCCCCCACCTGGAACAGGGGGACGCCGTAGGAATGATAGTGGCCGGTCCGGAAGAAGACCACCTCGCTGTTCGTGCGGTTCTCCAGCTCCTCCCGGACCAGCTGAACCAGCTCTTCCTTCACGTAGCAGCGCTCGATGCGCTCTCCATACATGCCGGCAAACTGGTTCTTCTGATAAATCACGTCGTGGACATTGTCGGGAAACCGGGGGTCGTCCACCCGGTTCAAAATGGTGTCGATAACCAGCCGCTGGCCCTCCTCCGGCTCGCCTTCCGCCTCCGCCATCACGCAGAGGGCGATCAGGTCGATCTCCTCCTGGGTCAGCGTGACGGCGTTAGGCTCTTCCATCGGTTCCTCCGGCTGGACGACAGGGGCCTTGGAGACCACAGGCTGAGGAATATCAGCCCGTTTCTCCGTCAGGTTGACCTGTTCCGCAACTGCATGGACCGGAGTGACAACCGGCTCCAAAGCGGCGGCAGGCTCATACTCCACGCAGAAGGACGCGCCGGTGAGCATCACAGCGGAAAGCAGCAGGGTCGCCAAAAATTTCTTCATGGCTCAGCCCTCACAGCGTCTGGTGGGTGGCCAGCGCGTCGGTGATGTCGCCCACCACGTTGAAGTCCAGGATAAAGGACCGCTCGTAGCCGTTCACGAAATCTACCGCCTTCTCGCGGCACACCTCGAACATGCCGAAGTCCACAAAGTTGTCCCCCATGGGCTCTCTGGGGTCATAGATCCAGCCCACCACGGCGCCGGCCTTGGTCAGGCGGAAGCCCAGCATCTCATAGACCTCGTTGAGGAACAGGTGGCCGCGGGACTTGAGCCGGTCGTTGGCCTGGGCCTGAAGGGCCAGCAGGTAAAATTTGTTCTGCTCGGCGTCCTTCATGTAGGCGGGGTGGCCTTCGTCAAAGATACGGGCATAGGGGCTGTACTTGGAGGGGTCCCAGCCCTCGGCGGCTACGTCCACCGTCTCCTTGACCTTCTTCTCTTTACCATTCTCGTCCACCACCGTGGTCTCGATCTCCTTGGCCTTGATGTTGTAGCGCAGCTCCTTCTCCACCTGCTCGCCGAACCGCTCCAGCACACGGCCGCGGTAATCCTTAAAGTGTTTGTCCAGGGTGGCATAGGCCGCCGCCAGCGCCATGTTGCGCTTTCTCATGATCTTGTGGCTGGTGAGGATGCAGGTGATGGACGCCGCGCCCAGCAGAACGGCGGGGGCATACAGCCTGATGTACTGGAAGCCGGTGTGGGAGTAGACCTGCATACGGTCGCTGCGGGCGTCCTCCTTGGTGTAGGTCTCTCCGGCCTGGGTAACGCCGGAATCCTCGGCGCTCTGAATCCGCCCGATGTCATCCTGAGTCTTCTCCGCCACCTTGAGGGCCTTGGGGGTGGCTTGACAGGCCATGACGGCGCTCACCACCACGCCGACCACGCCGGCGGCCACCAGGATTTCGGGGCTCTTCTTCTGAAGCTGGAACCCCACCTTGTTGAAGGTCAGGCTCACAGATTTCATGATCTCGTTGGTTTTCATCGTCAAATATCCTCCTTAGAAAATGATCTCGCAATGGATTTATAGATTTTCCCCACGTTCTGGAGATTTCCGTTGAACTCCTCCAGCAGGTCGTCCAGCTTGTCGTCGAATTTCTCGGCGATCTGTTCTTTGGCCTTCTGCACGACCTCCTTCTTGAGCTTGCTCTCGTCGATCCGGGCGACGTACGTGGCGATCTGGTCTGCCACGCCGTCCGAAATCGCGTCATACTGGGCTTTTACCGCCGTGCCCACCCGGCTCTCGATCTCCCGCTTCGCGTCGGCCATGACCTCCTCCGTGGCCCGCTTGACCGCAGAATAGGACTCCCGCTCTACGGCCTTCTGAACCGCCTGGTCGATGACCTTTGCGGGAATATCGATTTCGGTGTTGTTGGCCAGATTGTCGATGCTGGTGTCCAGCCGGTCGCACATCACCTTCATTTTTGAGTGGACGCCGATGGCGTAGCCCACGCCCACAAGCCCCAAAATGCAGATGCCGACGCCTACAAATGAATCCGCGTTAATCCGCATGGCGCTCCTCCTCATGCTCTCTCATGTACTCGTAATACTCGGTGTCCGTGGCGAACAGCATCCACCGGCCGCATACCAGACCCTTGTAGCCGCTGGAGGTCAAATATCCATACATGGCTGTGGCCTCCTTTTAGTTGATCTGGACCGTCCTCGGAAGCTGCAAGGTGTAGCCTTCCCGGGTCCGGATGACCTTTGCCGACTGAATATCCGTCCAGCCATAGCGGTTGGCTGTGTAATTGCGGCAGGTGATGCCCGCCAGGTCGTAGAGGTCGGCCACTGACGCGATGCCGTAGTTGGCGATGGCCGATTCCAGCTGATCCAGCACCAGCTCGGCGTCCCCGCGGGTCTCAAATATAATGTCGTCATATTCAAAGCCCGCGGCAGCTCTGGGCCGTCCGTACTCTCTGCGGTCATCCCGCCTGTCGTCCCAGTAGGTGAGCCGGGAGCGTCCGTCCCGCTTGCTCCTGCTTCCGCCGATGCGCCCGGAGTCGCCGAAGAGCACAATGCTGATCACGTCGGCGATGGCGTTCTTGATGCCGGGGATAATCACGTCCATCATGATATAGGACTTGACGTTCTCCCCGTCCTCCGGGACAAAGATGTTGACGAATTTCCGGGCCTCACTCTTCTTCCGGGTCTTGGCCGCTCCGGTCACCACCTTTTCCAGCTTCTTTTCCGCTTTTCCCGGTGCGGTAGAATCCGTTCTCTCCCTTGCGCTGTGGGAGTTGTTGGGATACTCTGCCATTACGGTTCCTCCTTGTAAGTGATGGGCTTGGGCTGGGGGAGTGTGATGATATAGCCGTCGTCCGTCTGGACGATCTCCGCCCCGTCCACGGAGGTCCAGCCAATCCTTGTCATCTCGTATTTGAAATCGTGGATGCCGGCCAGCTCATACAAATCCGCCGCCGTTGCGTTGCCGTAGGTGCTGATGAGGGTCTTGAGCCCGTCCAGCACCTGCTCGGCGTCCTCCCCGGTCCCAAAGATGGGCTCTTCGTACTTCACACGGTCGTACCTGTTTTCCACGGCATACCGGATCGCTCTCCGTGTCGCCAGGCTCCCCAGCGCCATACCGCCCAATAACAACAGGGTGTTCTTCAAAATACCTCTCATGATGCAATTTTCTCCTTTCAAAAGCAAAAAGGGAAAGCACCTGAAACAGGTACTCTCCCCCGGCGAACCTCTCTTCTGCTTACTTTTCAGAGTTCCCCTCGTCGGAATCCTCCGCAGTCTCTTCGACATCGGTGTACTCGACGTCTACCGCGTCGGTCCCGGCCTTTCTGGCAGCCTTCCGCTCGGCCAGCTTGGCGCCCGCAAACCCCCAGAGCTTCTTCGCCCCGCCAATCACGGCGTAAGCCAGGAAGCCTCCGACGATTCCTGCGACCAGCGCGCCAGCGTTTCCGCTGTCAACGGCCTCATCGACCTCCACGGTCTCGTCCATAACCTCGTTCTCCATCACTCTTGCGTTCATCTCTTCCATGTCAAGTTCCTCCTTGTAAAGTTAGGTTCATTGGATGGTTCTCCATAATAGGAGATGCAATTTCTGCGGATGTCACCAGCCCAGATAGACCGGCGGGACCCGGTGCCCCAGCACCAGATAAGGGACGCCGTCCACCAGCTGGGAGCTGAAGTCCAGCTCGATGTAGCCCTTGTCGATGTCCCACCCCATGGTCTCTCCGATAGAGTCGTCGCAGGGCTCCAGGCCGATCTCCATCAGAAACTCATTGACGGTGATCTTCACCTCGTCCCGCATCCGCTTGTTCAGCGTGTTTTCCGCCCGGCGGAGGCTCTCGATGTCCGACTTGAAGCAGGTGTTAGTCAGCGGGTCGAAGCAGGGGGTCTCGCCCCGTCCGGTGGAAATGAATTCCCGCTCTTTGACATTGGCCTTCTCCAGCTTGTCCTTGGCCACCGCGTCCCGGATGGCCTGCTCCTTCTTCACGCCGACCACCTCAACCGCCTTGTCCCGGTACTCCTTCAACGCGGTCTCCGAAATGGTGTAGGCTGTGACCAGGGCCGCGTTGCGCCGTGCGCTGATGGAACTGGCCCCGATGATGCAGGCCGCGGAGCATACGCCGGTGACGACCGGGGGAATATAACATTTCCAGGTGGTCTTGACGATCTCGCCGGTGGTCAGGCGCTTTCCGTCCCGGATTTCCTTTTCGTCCACCATCCGCAGGGCCTTGGGGGTGGCCTTGACCGCCATCACAGCGGCGGCGGTCATCCCGGCGATGCCGATGCCCGTCAAAATCTCCGGGCTGTGCTTTTTCACGGTTTTCTGCAACGCTTTCAGGGCGTTTGAAATTGCTTGTTTGTTCAAGACGCCATCTCCTCTCATAAATATCAATGTTTTCATCGCTCCAGCTTCTCGATCTCATCGAGGAATCCCCTCACGGTTTCGGCCGCGATCCGAAAGATCCGGTGCTGCTGGTCCGTGACGCAGGTCTCGGCGTATAGCCCCAGCTTCGCGGCGAAACGCTCTGCCGTCTCAGAGGCCAGTGTCCACGGGTGGTCCCAGACCTGTTGCAGCAGCTCCTCCACCGCCCAGCGGGAAAAGCTGACTTCCTCCGCCTCGTGCCTGGGCCAGTCGGACCTTGGCGGCTCCTCAAAGCCGTTCAGGACCTCCATGAGAAAGAGGATCGCCTGTTCGTTCATGGACAGCGGCTCCTGCAAAAGCAAAGAGCCCCGGTCAGGGCTCCTCGCTTTCCTTTTCTCCATGTTCACGGGCGGCCAGTGCTTCATTTACCTTCTCCTCGATAATCGCGTCCTGCTCCCTTCCGTCAGCCCAGGCGGACAGCAGTGTGCCGATCCCGCCCAGGGCCATACCTACAAAGGACAATACCTTAAATATCGTTTTCGAGTCCATAAAGTCAAACCTCCTGTTAAATATAGATTCTCCATAATAGGAGATGCAATTTCTGCGGAGCCCTCAGAGCTCCATGTCCTCGTATTCACGCTCGCTTACCGGCGGGAAGGGTGCGTCGATGATGTAGCACTCCACCTCGCCGTTGAGCCCGTCGTCTACCACGGTCTTTTGGTGGTCAAAGTCCACCCAGTAGAGCCCGTCCGAAACCATCCAGCCCACCTCGTCCCCGCCGGGTACCGGCTCGATGCCCAGGAACTCGTAAAACTGGTTCAGGGTAATGAATCCTCCGCCCAGGGCAAAGTTCCGGTTGAGGTGGTATTCGGCCTGGAGCACCTGGCTGATGGTGGCCTGAAAATACCGCTCCGAGATGGCGTCGTAGAATAGCCGCTCTTCCTCGCCGGCGTCCTCAAAGTCCAGAGAGGACGACCCGATCAGGGTGCCCGCGTAGATGGGCTGCTTTTTGCTCTTTTCGGCAGCCAAGGCTTCCATGATCCTCCGGTGGGCGTCTATGCCGTGGAGCTCCTTGACCTTGCGCTGGTAATCGTTGTAGGACCGGCTGACCAGGGCGTAGGCGCTGACCAGAGCCGCCTGCTGACGCCGGTTGAGGGCATTTGCTCCGAAAATACACCCGATTACAGCGATTCCCGTGGCCGCCGCCGGTACATAGCATTGCCAGCAGGCTCCTATCGTCTCCATTCGGGTCAAATTTCCGCCATTTTCCGCCTTTTTGACCGCTTTTGCCGCCTCAATGCGCTTGAGGGCCTTGGGTGTGGCCCTGACCGCCAGAGCCGCCGTGGCCACCACCCCCGCCGCGCTGACAACGGTCAATATCGTCGGCGCCGCCTTTTTGACCGCTTTCCCGGCTCCGTGGAGCAGGGTCGTTTTTGCGTTCACGTCCGTATCCTCCTTAAATATAATCAAAGATGTGGTGCTTCCGGCAGATCTCGCAGAATTCCTCCTGCAAAGCCCGGCGCACCTCCACAACAACCGGGACTGCGGGCGGCTCCGGCGTCTGAATGGAATGACCCAGCTCCTGTTCCACGAAATCCACTACCTTTCCGGCCGTACCCTCCAGAACATAGCCGGTATAAGCGGTAATGACAAGCTTTTCCCGCTCTGTCAGCTTGGGCTTGCGGCGGAACCGGCGGTATTCCTTGAGAAGCTCCTGAATACCGAAGTCCTCAGCGGCCTTCTTCCAGTCCAAATGGCGCTTGTCCGCATCGAGCACCACCATGCCGTACTGGATGGCCCGTACCACCTCCTCCACGCTGGCTCCGTACCAGCACATATCTCCGATCAGATTGGTGGTCTTGCCCAGCTCAATCTTGTGCTGGTTGGGGTGCTTGAAGACCGGCATTACCTGGCCGGGAATGGCGTACTGGCTCTTGTAGTCAAACTTCTGGAGCTCCTCAAAAGCCTCGTCGGTCAGGAAGGGGCGGACGCCGCGCTCGCTCAGAATATCAAGATAGGTCTTAGCCATGATGTTTTCTCCTTTCGAGTGTTAAATCTGAATCACTGCGTCGGGATTGAGGACCACAATGGAGTCACAGTCCCACCCATACAAAGCGAGATATAAATCATCGGCCCGCTGGTCTTGGTATTCCTCCCCATACCAGCAGAGTTCAACGGCGTCAATTCCTCGCCGCAGACATTCCACAAAGTCAATTTCCTCCCACATGCCGGGCGGAACGTCTCTCACCATCGGAAGCTGTCGCAGATCGTTCAAATTATGAATGACCGCTACTTTTTCCGGATTTCGCATGATAAACTGAAATGAGGGTTCTGCGGCGCAATCCCGAAAGGAATTCTCCTCGCACCATTTGGCCCAGCCGTAGGACGCACGTTTTCTCGATGCCCATAGACCTCCGTAGGGCTTTACCCAGGAGTATTTCGTGTTTACCACCGGAAACCCATGGCTCGGGTCGAAGGCGTCCGCGCCATAATGAATGTAAACTTCTCCAGTCATTGTTTCTCCTTTTCCGTTTAGTCAAAATATAATCCGTCCAGGATGGACTGGGCCGCGTCCCTGGAGATAGAAAAGACGAACCGTGGGTCGTCCTCTTTTGCTGTGGCAGACATCCTCTCCACAAATCTCGCTACTACGGCGGTGGGAGAGTCTCCTTCATGCCTGCCAATCTCCTGGAGCAGCTGTTGCAGGGTAAATTTCTGAATGCTGAGCTCCTCGAAATACTGGTCGTTGGGTGGAGCAAGCCGCATGTTGTGCTCGATGTCGCCGATGAGGTCCTGGATGAAATCTCCCATGACCCCGTCGGGGTATCCAATTTCCGCTTTCATGGCGTCAGGGTTCGTAGGGGACCTGCTCCACGTCCCCGCCGGGAACGGTCACCGACCGCATCAGCCGCCCGGTCACCTCGTCAAAGTAGATGGTGTCCGCCATGTGGTCCCAGTCCTCGAACTGCTCCGAGATATTTTTGCCACGGGACCGCCGCAGGGCAATCAGCTCCTCGGCAATGACCCGCCGCCACGCCCTGGCAACCGGCTTCCGACTCTGGGCGAGGACGTTGTAGAGTCCGCTCTCGGTGAGGAACGTCACCCGCCGGTGTTGACCCGCCACTTCCGATGACAGCACCAGCCTCTCGTCCTCTTCGCAAAGGTTGGTCAGGTTCCAAATATTGTTCGGCCCATAGTCCATCAGCTCGGCGACGTCCCCCGCCTTGAACAGGGGCTCGTCCAAATCCCGATACACCGGGAGGGTACAGGTCTTGAACTTGATTTCGCCCACAATTTTAACTTCCATTTTATAGTCCTCCTTCTACAAGATAATCCGGGATTTTGATGAAGAAACCGTCCTTGCCTTTTCTTAATTGCAGAACAGAATACTCATTATCGAAGAGTTCTGCGATTTCTTTATTGTCCACATCCTGTAAATCACAGTTTTCGATGTAAAATAAACGGTTCGCTCTCACAGAATCAAAACGATATAAATGATTCACAAGGTCGCTTTCCAGTTTCTTATAAAGGTCTTGAAAGTTGATCTCCTCGTGAATGTAGAGGATGATGCCCTGGTAATTCAGTTCCTCACAAAAATCATGAATGTAATGTTTCCCCATCATTTTCTCCTTTCAAATATTGCTCCGTTTGTATTCTTTTGCCCGGTCCCGCAGCTGTTGGAACAGAATATCCGTGAGACCCATCGCAAATTCATTGATTTTCGCCTGCTCCCCGTCTGGCAGAGAGGCAATGCTCGACACGTTATAGGTGGCGAATATGGCCCGCTTTACAATATCCCAGCCCGTCTCTCCGGAAATCCGGTTTGGAAACACAAAGGCGCGGTCCTTGGGATGATGATACGAGCGGTTGAACTCCCTTGCCAATTTGAGAAAGTGCTGATGCGCCGGCCGCAGGAAATCCTTCTGTTTGCACTTTTTGCAGTCCGGACCGGCGTCCGTGAATCCGTTCAGTTCGTATCCGCACGACCGAACCAGCTTCGCAATGTCGTCCAGGGTCTTTTTCCCCGCGCCCCTCGCCTTTGCAATGTCGTCGCGGGTCAAATTCAAAATATCCCCTAACGTGCGAAGACCGAGACGATGCACCAGAACATTGTAAGCGCGTACTGAGAACACATCGTCTTCGAGGTGCTCGCTCCAAAGAACTTCAAGCTCCGTGTCCAGCGGCCGTTTCTCCATGGTAAACTCCTTTCCAAACTTGTTTTTTTTCTCCATGCAAAAGCGAAAGAGAAAGTGCCGGACTCGAACCGGCGGCCTCAGGCATTTCAGCCTGCGCTCTACCATTGAGCTAACTTCCTCTCCATAATAGGAATTGCAAAATCTGCGAAAACCTAAGAGAGGCAGGTGGGTTTCCGTCTTGCGTTGCCTACTACCACCCTCGCTTCGTAGCTCGCTGTATGCCTCTCCACAATAGAACCTGCGGAATCTGCGGAAGAAAGACAAAAGCCCCTGTTATGGGGCCTCTGCCTCAGAGCCCGATGCTCTTCAATAATTTGTCAAGCTCTTCCTTTGTGAGCTCCAGATCGACGTCCAGATGTACGTGTGTCTTTTCATCAACCACCGTTGTCCGCAGCCGGTTGAGCCGAATATCCATATCGTAGCCCAGCTTCTTACGCACAACGGTCCTTGCGATTTTTGATACAAGTCCTGTTGTAAATTTCGATTCCAGTCTCATTTCGTCCATGCCCCTTTACCTCCTTTTACGAGCATCGTTCTCCGTAATAGGAGCTGCGAAATAAGCGCAAAAATAAAAGGAAAAGCCCTTGTCTGGGCCGTTCCCTTTAATAAATCCAGTTTTCTTTTGCAAAGAACAGCGGAACTGCAATCATCCCGATAAATACCAGCGCCGTGGCGTCCTGCTCCAGGAATGTCGGAACACTCCCGCAGAGCATCAGCCCCACAGCGTACAGCTTGTTCTTGAATGTTTTCATAAACCGCAACCCCTTTCAAAATCAGTTGGTTTCTCATAAAGGAGGTTGTCAAATCGGCGTATGGTCGAAGACCGTCTCCCAGGGCTGCTTGGGCAGGGGCTTCATCTTCAGCGCCCACATGATCTGCCGGATGGTCACGGTGGGGTAGAGGCCGTCCGTACCCGTCCCGGCCCGGCGGTCAAAGAACGCCCGAAACCGGGGGTGCAGATATAATGGGTCCGTCAGCCACTCGTCTACCTCGGCCCAGAAGGTGTGCTTCGTCTCCGGGTCGTACCGCTGCTGAATCACCGCCAGGCCCCGTTCGCCGACAAGGAACAGGGTGCAGTGGTTATAGACCGGATGGTCGCAGCAGTAGCGCTGTCCGTACATGGAAAGATAAATGGGCGGCTTCTCGTAGTGATAGCGCATGTCTGCCTCCAAATATAAAAGAGGAAAAGCCCCTGTTACAGGGCTCCTCCTCTACGTTGGTCATGCTTAGTCGTCGAACATTCTGCACGACGGCTTGCAGTAGGGGTATGGGCCTCCGCACGCTCTGCACCCGGCGGGCGGCATGTCGTTCCGGAAGACCAGGTAGTCATCGCCTCTTTCATCCTGTACGAGCTCCATCGGATCTCCGCTCTCATACTCGTACTCCATCTCGTCAATCTCCCATCCGCAGGACGGGCAGGCGTAAATATCACAACCTCCTCTTGGGTCTTCTCTCCGGTCCATCACCGCCCCGCACCGGTTGCAGATCGCGAACCCCCGGTTCAGGTAGTCCATCAGTTCGTCTCCTGCCGGCCGAATGACCTTTTTACCCTTCTTACGCATTTGCATTACCTCCTAAGTCGTCCGGGCCTTGCGGCTCCGGCTGATATTGAGGTAAAGAGCGCTCTCTCCTCATAAAACGCCTTGTAAATTTGGCGAGGACTATGGTAAAATGGAAACATCCTTTATGTATGGAGGGGCGAATATGGCTGTTTGTATAGAATGCGGCAAAGAGTTTGATGTTGCCGCCGTGAGACGAAAGCTCAGTCGAGAATATTATAAGGGTGTTTACGACGATCAATACCCAGACGCCAATGTTTGCTATGATTGCGCTCTTCCCGACATCAGCGCCAGTTGGGGGACAGGAGAAGACCAAATCAAAGACATGGGCTCCGGTTGGGACCCTGACTAAAAAAGCAAGAGTCTTCGTCAGACCCTTGCTATTGCGGAGTTATCCGTTTGGAGTGCGTCTTTTCTCGTCAATGATTTTGAAGTTATTGATCCATTTTTCCATCAACGCGATGGGCTCTCGCATAACCGCCGCAATTTCTTCTGCATTTTTCCCAGCGTCATATAAGCGGCGTGCACGCCCAATGCGTAGAATCAATTTTGAACGTTTCAATTCTTCTGTCATTTTCATTTGCGAAACCTCCTTAAATTCAGATTTCTCCATAAAACACCATGCCGAATATGCGGATAAAACGAAGAGACTGTGCTGTCTGCACGGCCTCTTCATTTTCTTTTCGAGCCTATTCGTTACTTTGTCGGCCGAAAACGGCTGAACAGATTCCTGAACGTGGTGGACGAGTAAACTCCGGACTCCTCAAACTTGAATCCCCGTCTCATCCAGATGCCATAGAACATCAGCGGCAACACCAGTTCCACGCCGGCCACCGCAATGCGCATATACCGGTCGATCTTCTGCTCCCGAAGCTGACGGTTCTGAAGCTCCTCCTCGCGGGCGCGGTCGGCATCTTTGCAGGCAAGCTCCTCCCTGCGCTGTCTGCCGTCCATCTCCCGCCGCTCGGACTTCTCATCCACGTCGGCCTGGGCCCTGATCTCCTCGATACGCAGCTTGTGCAGCGCCGCCAGATCCCGGATCGCTTTCGCTCTCTCCTCGTTTCCGGACGGAAGGGTCCGCAGATTCGCGAGCTCCGTCTCGATCACATCATCCAACAACGTTTTAATCTCTGCCATATGCTTTTTCTCCTTTCAAAAATCAGAATTGGCTCCATAATAGCCGATGTTATTCGTGCGTACCCGGCGTTCGATGTCTCTTGCGGCCGCAGGGCTGTGGTGCTATACTCATAAAAAGAACTATTATTCTTCGGAAAGGATGGCTTATACCCATGACGATTTATGCTACGCAAGAGAGACCTGGCTGTGTCACGCATAGTTATTATTGGAATGAGTATCGCCTGGAAGATGGCCAAATTGTCCTTTACAGATGTGGACGGAAAAGGATTTTCGATGGTCGGGAAAACGAATGGGTCCATTCCGAACGGCGAAAGACCTCCTGGACCATTGACGATCCTGATTTGCCGGATTGGTTGCACAAGTATATATCGAAATGAAAAGAAAGGGGCGTCCGTTATCGGACGATCCCCTTCTTTTTCGCGTATTTCAACAATTCATCGTCATCTCTGAGAAGGTCGTCGCCCATATCGACCCCTTTCCAAATCATACGGTCTCCCAGTTCCGTCAAGCAGGAGCCGATATCGACCAGCCACTGTGTCATCCAGAGTTTCAATTTCTTCATTACAATACACCTCCATAAAGGCCTATGTCATTCGTGCGGCAGGAAGTCCTCCACCTTGACCCGGAAGACCACCCGTTTCTTCCGCATAACGGTTCGTATATCCGTATCCAGCTCAAGATATAAATGAGGGCCTTCGTCCGCGAAATCGGAATGGTCCACCCGCAGGTCGCCGACCGGACGATCCTGGAACAGATACATGCCAATCAAAATTCCAATGCAAAGCGCCGCGATCGCTGCAATAATCGCCAAATTCAATTCCTCCTTTAATGCTGTTTTCTCAAATTTTCCACCCGGGAATTTTTCAGGATATCACTCTAACACGCTTTCCGGCCGGCTGCGTATGGAAAATAGAAAGCAAAGGGCCTGCTCAGCCCTTGCTCCTGGATTTGAGTTTCCATTTCAGCTGTTCCAGCTTTGTGGAAGCCGCGTTCCTGACCTCCGGAATGGACGCCAACGCGACCGCCATCGTAACGGCGGGCACGATCACCTGTCCGATCCAAAGCCTCAGCTCCCGGCTTGCCTCGATTTGCTTGTAAGTCATAATGGTATCACCTCCATAATAGCCGCTGCCGTTTCTGCGAAATACAAAAAGGAAAGAGCCCGCGTTTCCGCAGGCCCAATCCTTACTCTTCGTATTCTTCTAATGCTTTTTCCAATTCGATGATGTGCGCTATCCGAAGTATGATTTCATCTAATTCGTCCTCAAGCGCAAAACTGTTTTCCCATAAGTCTTCAAATCCACCCGGGTTCTTGTCATTTTCCCGAATGAATCGGACTAACTGTTTCACAGCATTGAACTTGTTGTCCGCCACCTTTTCCAAAATCGTTTTCTTCATGGCATTTCACCTCCATAAAGGAGCCTGCCTATTCCGCGGACTTGTCCTCGTACACAACCCGTTTCCTTAGGGCACTCCATGGAACATACCGCTCCTTCCGGCAGACCGGGCACCAGAACCGGCTTGTCTTTCCGCCGATGTCCACCAGATCGCCGCAGTCGGCCTCCAGCCTGCTCCCGCAGTTCGGGCAGTTGAACCGGTAGCATTGCCGGACAGCCACGTCCACAACCCGCAACCTCAATCCCTCCTCTTGCTCAGCAGCCAGAAGAACCGTCTGTACGCGGCGTAATAGACGTCCCGGCAGCAGGGAATATCATACTTCATCTTCAGCGCATCGTAGGACAGCCCCTCGGTCACGCCCCGCAGCAGATAGGAGTAGAGGTCGGGCTCCGCCTCGATGGCCGCCTGCTCCACCATCTCCATGCGCTCCCCGAAGAATATCCGGGACTGGGCGCACCGCTCTGTTGGGTCGCCCTTCGCCTGCCCGCAGCTCACAAAGACCTGGAGGTCGGCCGGCCGCCTGCTCAGCCCATCCAGGGCCAGTCGGGCCTTTTTCCAAATGGGGTATTGCAGGCAGAAATGCTTCAGCTCGTAGTAGCGGTGCTTGCCGATCCAGTAGGGGTTCTTCTGCGAAAGCTCCGGGCGCATGTCATTTCTCATCGTCGTTCTCCTCTCCAGAAATATCCGGTTTCCTCGTACAATCGTTTTGGCGAGATGTAGAAATTGATCCGGCCATACCGGGAATCCATCTCCTCAATGCTGGCCACCAGATTGCCGTTCCGGGTCGCCTTGCCGATGGGCAGCCAGCCGGAGATAATTCCGGCCCTCACCCAGGACGCGTCTTTTCCATAAACACGGGCCACCACCGCCACAGGGACGGAGCCCGGATGGAACTCTTGTTCATTCATCGGCGTCTGCCTCCTTTCAACGGCTATTCTAAGGGCGCAGCCCCGTTTTCGTAAAAACAACCTCGGTGGAAAGAAAAAGAAAAGGAGCCGCCTGTTGCAGCGGCTCCCGCCCTTTAGAAACGATTCCTTTTCCGGGCCCAATGGTTGAACGTCTTTCCAACCGTCTTCCGAATCCCGATCCACCAGGCCGGCTCAAACATGGCAATGATATACACCGCGCTGAAAATCGCGCCGATGACTGTCACAATGCCGCTGAGTTTGAGATATCCGCCCCAGGTGACCGGCTTCTCTGTCCATTTCTGCTTGTTCATCCTTGATTACCTCCTAAAAAGTTTTGTCTCCATAAAGGAGACGGCCTTTTGTGCGGATGAAAAAAAAAGAAGAGCCGCTGCGTCAGCGGCCCCTCTTTGCCTTCTTGAAGTCGACGAATATGATTTTGTCTGACTTCGGGTGTGTCAGTTTGAGCTGTACCATTTGAAACTTCCTGTTCAGAACCTTCGTCCATAGTGCCGCGCCTGCCGTGGATACCGCGCCCACAACCGCGAATGTTCCGATCGCGCTAAGAATTTTCCTGGTGTTCATAACCTTCACCTCCATAAAGGCCCCTGTTGAATCGGCGCGAAAAAAGAAAAGGAAACGACTTCAGGGTCGGCCCAACGAAAACCGTTGCCCGGTGGGTGCCATCTTTGATTAAGTTATTACTTGGCGGCACGCCTTCGTGTCTCACCGCTGGATTTCCACCAGCATCTATCCGTTTCCTTTCCATAATAGGAATTGCAAAATCTGCGGGGCCCGTTTTCTAACTTAGGTTAAATCGGGCTAATCTAAATTAGAAATATAACCGCCGGAGACAAAAGAAAGAGCCGCCGCGAGAGCGGCTCAATCTGTTTTGGCCTGTTCAATGGTCCTGTTCCAGCATATCAGCGACCTTTTCCGTCATGCTTTCGTATTCGTCCGGAAACGTCTCGCACATCCAGCGTTGGCAGCCGCGCACACCTCTGCCGTACAAAAACTTGCCCCACAGAAATGCTCCGGCTACAATGGCCAGTGTGCCCAAGCCTACCCGTCCGAAGTCTTTTGCCATGACTTTGGTGTTGAGTGCTTTGATTTTGTCCATTGAAATCACCTCCATAAAGGGCTGTGCAATTCCTGCGTCCGAAAAAGAAAAGAGCCGCCTGTTACGGTGGCTCGATCCTTTGTCAAACATCCCTGCTCAGGAATATCTCATTTCCACGACGCCATACCTTGACCGGACGCTTCGACCGCTTGATGGCCGCGGCCAGACAAGACCGGCAGACCGCCGGGGATTTATAATCGGTCTCGCTAAATTCCACCTTTACGATTTTAGCGTCGCCGTTCGTAAACTCCTCGATCAGCTCTTGCAGCTTGTGATAGCCGTTCATCTTCGGTATCTGGTCCACAGGTGTCAGTTTCATGCTCATTTACTCCTTTCGCTTATGGATTTCTCCATAATAGGAGCTGTGCTTTCTGCGAAAGCCACCGGAGCATGGTCATCTCGCAGGGGTAATCCTCGAACCCCAGTGTCTCGCAGGTGATAAGCCCCTCCAGTACGCCGAATATCACTTCGGCCTCGTACTGCTTGTAGGGGAAGAACAGACCGCCCAGTTCCCGGTGGATTGCCCCGCAGCCGGAGCACCGCAGGCGGCGCATGGGAACTCTGGAGGTTTGCCGCCCTTTCGTCCGTACCAGTCTGGGCACGCTGTCGTAGTATTTCAACCGTCCGCCGCACCGGGGACAGGCGGAGCACTCGTTCATCACCATATCCAGCCCTCAAATCTTAATCAAAAATATTGTGTAGGAATATGCTTGACAATTCGTACACTTATCATATATGATTAGAGCGGGCGGCGCAAGGGGCAAAAAGAAAAGGAGCCGCTGATTAAGCGACCCCAATTCCTATTTAGTTCTTTTGCTTGTGTGCTCTGATGATTGCCCTTGTGATCTGAACGCCAGCAATAATCGCCGCGCCAATCATCATACCATGAATCACATTTTTGGCGCCTTGTCTCATTCCTTCGTTATAAAATGCTGTCAAAGCCGCCCCATGCTTATCCAAAAGCAAATTAAGCTCGTCGATTTGTGCATTCGTCATGTATTTCATATAGAACACCTCCATAAAACCCACTGTAAATCTTGCGAAAGGAGACACCCAATGAAGAAACACGTGAACCCAGCCAAGCATTTGCATGAAGTCTATACTATGCAGGGCGGCGTAAAAGAGTACAACAAAAATCAGCGAGCCTGGGGTGCGCTACTATTTGCGGGCAGCGTTTTTCTACTCCATGCGGTAGGCGGCCGTATCGTTGACAAAATCGAACGCCGAGAAATTAAAGCCTTGAAAAAGAGGGATGACCTATGCTGACCCAATGCCCAGAGTGCGAATTGCCAGTGAGCGATAAGGCAAATGCCTGTCCTCATTGCGGATATCCTCTGAAACCTTCTGAAAAAATAAAAAGACCTCGCAAATCCAACAAGCGACGGCGATTGCCGAATGGCTTTGGTCAGATCAGTGAGATCAAAAATCGTAATTTGAGAAATCCATTCCGAGCCATGGTAACTGTGGGGAAAACTTCTGATGGCAGACCCATTTGCAAACCGCTCAAGCCGGAATCATACTTCGCCACCTATAACGATGCCTATGCCGCTCTGGTGGAATATAACAAGAATCCATATGACCTTGGAACAGCCATCACCATGCAGGAGCTCTATGACAAGTGGCTTCCAGAATACGAAAAGACCGTCAAGAGTACAAAGGCGGTGACCAGTGCCTGGCCTTACTGTTCGGCAGTTTACAAGATGCGAGTTATGGACATTCGAGCCCGTCATGTAAAAGGCTGCATGGAAGAGGGCGTGGCCACTGTTCGAGGCAGAGAGCAGCATCCAACAGCCACCATGAAGAACCAAATCAAATCCATGTTTAACATGATGCTGGACTATGCGTTGGAATATGAGTTAGTGGATCGAAACTATTCCAGAACCTTCAACCTCACGGAAGAAACCGTCAAAGAGATCCAGAAAGTAAAGAAGGGGCATATCGCTTTTACAGATGATGAAATGGAATTGCTCTGGAATAATATCGATGAGAAACATGGTATCGACATCCTGCTTATCCAGTGCTACTCCGGCTGGCGCCCTCAGGAACTGGGACTACTGGAACTAAAGGATGTGGATTTAGAGAGCTGGACATTTCAAGGCGGCATGAAGACGGATGCCGGTGAGAATCGTGTTGTCCCCATTCATTCCCGTATTCAGGACCTGGTACTCAAAAAATATCGAGAAGCAGAAGCAATCGGAAGCCCGTATCTGCTTAACTGGGCAGACCCCAACAACCGAAACAAGAAGAACTTTGAGTTGACCTATGCTCGGTATCAGAAAGCCTTCGAGCGTATCCGTGATGAATTGAAACTAAACCCCGAGCACCGTCCTCACGATGGTCGCACCCACTTTGTGACCATGGCAAAACGCTATGGGGTGGATGAGTATGCCATCAAATATATGGTAGGTCACAAGATCTCCGACATCACAGAAAAGGTCTACACGCGCCGCGAATTTACTTGGCTTCGAGAGGAGATTGAGAAAATAAAATAGACCTTGCCAAGCTCGCTTTCAGTGTAGGAGTATAGGTGTAGAAATAAAATCAACCACATCAAGAAGTGTAGGAATATGGTTGTATGAATGGTACAGAAATAATATACGAATTACCTACACTTACCCGCTTTTAACTACTCTTATCTGTTCTGAAAACCATTGGTATTACAGCAGTTAACAGCACTTAGAAGCAGGTAAAAGTGTAGTTAGTTTCTATGTTAAAAACCAATTATCCCGTATTTCCGGTGTGAAAACGGTCAAGGTGTAGGAGTAATCGAGGAATAATCGACTCTCCTACACCTCTTTTTACACCGTTCTGCCGCTTTAGATACAGGAGCAGAGGCCAGATCCACTCGCATCAGTATCCACGCACATCCTCGACAAATGACCCGTTTCTCAAGTGGTTTTCGTACGCTTCTCGAATGATGCGAATAGCGATGTCTACTTCTCCATTTTGAAGATCGTTGTCTTTGATGATCTCCTCATATTCCGCATAGATCCGAAAGACTCGCTTAAACTGCTCCCTGGTCACAGGATTATCGGGGCAAACGCAGTACGAGGCAAAACTTATGATCGAACTGCGCTTGCTTTCAATGTAGAGAGACATGGTGATTTCGGTGTTCTTATCCATTTCTTCTTTCAGAACCTCAATGGACTGATCATACACCACTGCTCTATCATTTACCCATTTCATCCAGGCGTCACGCTTGGCGATATTATCTTCGCTGTAATGGGATTCCACGCTATTCAACACGGTCTTCACATCGTGAATCGTCGCGGACATTTCTCGCATGGTCTGCCGTTCCTGCTTCTTCCGAGCAAAATATTTCCTGATCTTAATGAACTCGGGAACGACTTTCCCCTTAAACTCCAAAATTTCGCCAACGATCTGCATGATCAAAAAAACGCCGATAATAGCCAGACCTAAAGCGATAGGTATGTTCAGGTACTCAATATAGCTGATCATGTTAACCGATCACCCACCTCGACAAAGGTGGGTTTCTTTTCTTCCGCCATCATCCAACCTCCTTCAAAGCAGGCAAATTTGGAAAGCTTAGGCTTTGGGGCTCAGCATCCCGAGCAGTTCCTGATACTCGCTCTCGCTGATTTTGTCGGCGGCATAGAAAATATCGAGCTTCGTCTCGATACCCTCCGTCTGGCCTCTCTCGATCATGCGCTTCAAAGTTCGGTACAACATAGCAGTTTTCCCCTTTCTTAAATATCCAGCTCCGTCAGACCCAGCTCCAGCAGAGTCAGACGGAATTCCTGGTCCACGTTCATGGCATCCGTATCCACTTGTGCGGAATACAGTGCCGGATTGCTGCGGTCGATCTCATTGTCCATTCCCTTTCTCAGGAAAATGTCGTAGTTCTCCCGCACATTTGCTGCAATGCCGTCCCAGGTCTCCACCTCCACATGGTACTCGTCGTACTCATATCCGGTGAAGTCCTCGGTCTGGACAGGCGTCACGTTCTGAAAAAGCCGCACAAGGCTTCTTCCGCTTCCGGGAATGCGCTCCACGGTAAAACTGCCGGGGTCAACCATCCCTTGTACTTTCATGGTGCCGCTCCTTTCACGCCGCCTGGTATGGCGGATATAATTTCTGAAGCCGTCTGCACTCTTTTCGGACGACTTTCTTAAGATCGAACATGGTCTTCGGCTGGTAATACCGCTCCAAAATCCGTTGACAACCCCCCTTGCGGGGCTGCCCAAGCCGTGAGATTAGGCCGGAGGCCCGCTTAAACGAGATGACCCGATTTCGATCCCTTCGGTAGTAATATAAATGCAGCGACTGCTTGAGCCGAAACAGGTTGTGCTTTCGGAGGATGGTGTAACCGTGCCCGAACCGGTAGCCCAGCGCCGACGGAATCCTCGGCCGTCTCCGGCGCCGTTTGACCTCGGGCAGATGCTCTCTGGCCTTCTCTACCCTTGGGGTAAAGCCGATCCGAAAGACCTGCCAGTTGTCTTTCAGCTTTAGTCCCACGTCGGCCAGCCACGCCTGAATATCCCGGATCAGCTTCCGCAATTTCCGCTTGCTGGAGGCGAAGATGGTGAAGTTGTCCATCTGCCGCAGGTAGTGGCTGACGCCGTACTCCCTTTGGTGGATCATCAGGTCCAGGGGCTGGAGCACCAGGTGCAGGAACCAGGCGGAGAAGAACGCGCCGATCAGTACGCCGTATTCCATCAGGGCGTCGCACAGCCAGAGGGTCTCCCGGTCCTTGAACAGCCGTTTCAGTGCCTGGATGACATACGGCGGGTCCAGCTCCTCAAAGCAGTGGTAGATGTCGCATTCCGCGCCGTACCGTGTGCCGGCGGCGTCTCCCTTCATCCACTTCTTGATGGCCTTGACCCCGTAGGAATTTCCCCGTCCCGGCACGCTTGCGATGCAGTATTTGTCCATGCTCCGCATGATGTGCGGGATCATGGGCTGTAACACCGCATGGTGGACATGCTGGTCCGGCCACAAAAGCGGCTCGTTGATGTCCCGCCATTTGCCCTTTCCGCTGTCCGCGTTCCGGTCCCAGCGCCGCCGTTTCAGCGGCGGGTGCATATGCGCGTCTCCGCTCACCAGGTCCTCGATGAATCTGCGCAGCTCCGCCACATATTCATCCATATTCGCTTCGATCTCCAGGACCTTCTTGTTCAGGCTGTGGTCGCCGTTGCGCCGGTGTCCCCGGTTGACTTCCCGGATGGCCAGGCGCAGATTGTCTTCCGAAAGGATTTGTTGGTAAACTCTCACTCGTTTCATCAGGGATAATATCCTCCTTGTAGCCTCACAGCCGTTCCATCGCCGCGGGTGGTTCCGGGGCGAAACCCGGCCCGAAGTGTACCAGGCTGTGTCCTGACGGCTCATCGTCAGCAAGTGCTGCGCGGTCAACTCTGCGTAATAGAAAGGGTGAGGAACCCTGACTACCGATAGGAGGTTCAGCCATACCCGACAGGCCCAATGGCCTGCGTCTGCTTCAAGAAGGCGACAGCCGATGTTGGAGTTCGTGTTCGACGCACTGTTGTAGTTCACGTAGAACGGCCCGTGATTCTGGTTCTGGTTATAGTTACCGCCGTGGTGCAGGCACGGGTTACTACCGTTGAAATTCCAGTTATCCGGGACATCGTCTGCTGCAAAGTCGACCCCGCGCTCTCCTCTTACCAAAGAAGAGCGGTTTCAAATGTTGTTCTTATTAAGGTGAAAAGGAGCCCTTCCGCTCCATTTTGAAATGCGAGGAAGGCTGGAGCTTGGGGGAAGGGACTGCGGTCCCCTCACCCCAAACCCCCTCCTCCCCAGGGGAATGGTCACGCCGCCTTCGGCGGGCGTTCCTGGAGGCGACAGCCGACGTAGGAGCTCGCGCTCGACGCACCGCTGTAGCCCACGCAGAACGGCCCGTGATTCTGGTCCCGGTAACAGTTACCGCCGCGGAACAGGCACGGGTAACTACCGCCGAAATTCCAGCCATCCGGGACATACGTGGTGGTACTGCCGCCGGCCTCAGAGGGATACAGCGCCCACTCCAGCCCGCTTTGGGTCGGGATGGCGAAGTCCTTCGGGTAGCCGCTTACCGGCAAGCCCACCAGGACGCCGTTGGTGATGTCGCTGAACTGGTTGGGGTTCTTGATGACGTTCAGGCCGTTACTGTTGTAATAGCAGCCGTCCATCCAGTCGTACACATTGTCCCACCAGCCCTCGATGTTCCGGTACTGTGTAAAACCGTAAGTATCCCGATTGGCCGCCGTAGTACCGGTGTGGTACTGCATGGCGTCCGTACGCCCGTTGTTCTCCTTGGAGTTGCTGGCCGAGCAGCCCCGGCCGATCCGCTCGCCGTTCCAATCCGCGAACTCCACCAGAAACAGCATGTTTACATACCACATCTGGGCAAAGTCCAGCTGCCAGATGTTGGCCCCCAGGTTGTGGATCTGGGTCCGTGCCGTGCTCCGGGTGATGTTCACCTGCTGGGCCTTGTTGGTCTCCGACTTGTAGGTGCCGCTGGCGCAGTGATACCGGGCGATGTAGGAGAGGTCCAGCTCTCCAAGGCCGTCCCCACGGTCCATATTCACCGGGTCAACATGGAACCCTTCCACGGGGCCGTCGGCGATCTGGAGCTTCAGCTTCTTCCCGGTCTTGGTCCATTTGAACCAATACTTGGGCTCCTTGACCATCACGCCGCCCGTCCGGGTGACCTTGGTCATGTCCTTCCACGGGTACAAGTCGTCAAAGGGCGAGGAGCCGGAGCCGTTGTTCACCGCCGGGTTGGGGTCCCCAAAGCCCGCCGCTCCGTCGGTGCGCTTACCCTTGGTGGGGCCGCTGCTGGTCCAGTCCCATTCCACGCCGTAGATGGTCACGAACTGGGCATTGACTGCTACCTGCTTATCGGCCCCAGCCAGATAGTTGGCTCCCGCAGCTACTTTAACAATAATTGTAGTCGTGCCGGTGATGTTATTTACACTGTTCACCGTAACCTCGCCGGTCTGCTGATTGATGTTACCGATCGTAGCCACACCAACATTATTGGAAACGGCAGAGATCACGCCGTCGCCCTTTCGGGTCACGGTAAACTTGGCGCTTCGGGCGCCGGTATTCAGCGTCACACTTGTCGGACTTACAGATACGACCTGATCGCCCTTGCCGATAGCCCAGGTAGCTGTCTTGGCGTCCACCGTGCCATCCCACCACTGATGGTTGGAATCCGGTGTAAAGGCGGCAGTGTACCCTGTGCCGGCGTTGACCTTCGCCTCTACAGATACCGTCATTTTGCTCGGATCATAATTGGCGTCCCACACCGGAGTTTTGGGGTCCCCATCATACTTCAAAGCTCCGCTCTGGGCGGGAACCTTGGCGATGGAAGCTCGGCCGATGCTCCACTGAACGGTTTTATTGGTCGTAGAACCGTCCGACCACATGCCATTCAGAAGAATAAATGTGGCAGAGTGGGTGCCGGCATTGGTCTGTGCGGTCACCTGCACTTTGGAATTCACCTGGTCAAAGTTATCCCATTCCGGTGTCTGGGGCGCTCCCGTATAGGTCGGCGAGCCCTTCTGCGTAGGAATGGGTACAATAACGCTGGTGATGGTCCACTTGACCTCCTTGGCCTCAATGGAACCGTCCCACCACTTGTAGTTGGCGGTAGGAGTAAATGTGGCTTTGTAATCGCCTGCGTCAGTTCCAGATCGGTCTCCGCCAATGGTCAACTGACCGATGTCGTAGTTGGCCCAGGTGGGAGCCTGCGGTTTGCCGTTGGCCGCCAGTACATTGTTCTGCGCCGGAAGAGAAGCGATGACCGCCCGGTCAATGATCCACTCAACCGTGACCTCGTCCAAGCCGCCGGGGAACTGATATCCATACGACAGATTAAACCGTGCGGAATAGGACCCAGCGTTCACGCCGTTGGTCGTGCCGGAAATGGTCATCTTCGACGGATCATACCCAGTCCAGGACGGAGTTTTTCCAGTCCCGTCATAGGTAAGGACTCCATTTTGAACAGGGACAGCCACCTCAATGGGGTTGACTGTAACATTCAAGCTGGCGGTCTTGGTCACACCCTCATAGGTATAACCGATCTCCACCGGACGGCTCCCCAAAGTAGAGAAAGCGGTCTTGGGATAGGTGTATCCCGAAACCTCCTCCGCAGAGTCATCCGAGAATTTGGCAGTAACCACCATTCCCGCAGGGGCAAATTCCTCCAGATAGTGATAGACCATCTTGGAGGGGTTGTTGGTAACGGCAATGGATACCAGCACCTTCTGCACAGTAACCGGCACACTTGCCGTCTTGGTGATGCGGCCTTCGGTATAGGTGATAACCACCTCCGTCACCCCATCCGTAAGGACTTGGGGAGACACGGAATATCCGGTCACGTCCGAAGTGAGACCATACCCATAGCCCGCAGTAACGACCATGCCCGTGGGGTCAAAGGACTCTCCGGACTTGTAGGTGGTCTTTTGGGGCGGCTTGGTAATCGTCAGGGTCTCCAGCCTCAGAGTACCGCCTCCGCCGTTGCCGCCGGTCATGTTAAAGACCTTGCCGACGTTTGCATTACTCATTATTCTGCTCGACCTCCAGTCGCAAAATATAAATGGTCAGATTTTCCGTTGGAGTTACCTCGCAGTGAAAGGTGACCTGACCGTTAACGGTGATATTGTCAGCTTTCACGCCAGTCTCGCTGACTGCCATAAAGCAATCCGCGTCAGCGCACACAATATACCAGTATTTTTCGTCAGCCAAAAGGATGTTGTCCTTTACAGTCTGAGCTCTGCCGCTCCAGTTCTCGGCCGGCAGAGTAACGGTAGTACCGCTATGCTGTGCACCCTCCAGCAGAGGAATGATCGACTCTAAAAGCTGGTCGACGCGGTTCAGGGTATCGAGTTTTCCCCTTTCTGCCAGAGCCCGCAACTGCTCTAAGGTTGTGGCTTTGTTCTCTGCCATGTTAGAGCTCCTTTCCGAAAAAATAAGAGGGGGACAGGAATGCCCCATCCCCCTCCGCGGTTATCAGACGCCAACAGCGGCGCCAAAGACCTTATCCAGCATCTGATTGACTTCCTCATCGGCCGCAACCTCAATGCCGTCCAGCTTGGCCTTGTCCTCCTTGGACATCAGACCGTTTGCCTGGCTGGTAGCAGGCTGATAGGTGGTGTCCTGTGCGGGGATACCGAGAGCAACGATATCCTCCTTGGTCACATCGTCGCCGATGACCGCATGACCCTGATTGTCCTTACCGACCTTCTTGAAGCCGGCTTCGACCGCCTCAGCGGCAGGGTGAGTGTAGACCACGGTCTCCTGGCCATTGATCTTGATGTTGCCGTTGACCTCGGACTTCTCCACCTTGGTCGCGCCGGAGGCAATGTCCTTCAGCGCGGCGGTGATCTTGCCTTCAATGGCGGCCATTACGGTGGCGTACTCGTCCTCGTCGCCAATACCGGCAACGATACCGTTCAGCTTGGTGATGGCGGCGTTCATCGCGGAAGCGTCATTGGGGTGATCCTGAATCCACTGAGCAATCTCAGTCAGAGTATCCAGGGCCTCCTGGGCGCCCTCGGGGATCAGCTGAGCGGCCAGCTCCTCGTTGGCGATGGTGCGGGCGCTCTTACCAGCATCCGTACCGATCAGAGTGGCCAGATCGGCGCCGGAAGCCTTGCCGTCCAGCACAGCCTTCAGAGCGGTATCCAGATCGGCCTCAGAGATCTGAGCCTTGTAGGCCAGGGCCGCCAGACCCGTCACCGCAACATCCTTGCCGGCAACAGACAGAGTGCCGTTGGTAGCACCAGAAGCAATCAGAATGTCCACCATCTTGTCGGCGATGGCCAGGGCAACGCCGTTGACCTTAACGCCTACCAGGGACTTGGATTCGACCTTGCTGATCTCACCCTTGGTGCGCTGAGCCAGAAGCTTCAGCTGTTCGAGAGTAGTGTGCTTAGACATAAATATGTCCTCCTTAAAAATATTTGTTTACGGCTCTTCGCCGAAAACATCATCGAGAATGTCCTCCACCTCTTCGTTAGTGGCGGTATTGTCCGGAGCCTCAGGATTTTCGGGAGGTATCCAGGAGGACTGGAATGCATTGTCGAGGACTTCCTGAACCTCTGCATCTGTAGCAGTATTTTCCCGGATGACCTCAAGGATCTGGGCCTTCACGTCTCCATCGATGTGGGTGGGCGGCATCAGTTGTGTGGGGTCAAGCGCGTACATGATCTTGCTGGCCAGACACCATACCGTGTCTTTCTGAACCCCATCCTTAATGCCGGAAACTCCGATTTTGAGATTGATTCCGGCCCGTTTCAAACACTCAGCCGGAATAATGCATCGGTCATCCGTCAACGCCACAGGCGGCTGCTGTACGCCGCCGGCTTCAAAGACAGCCGATTTGGCATAACCATCCCAGCTCTGATCAAAGCGGAACTCCACAATATAGAGCTTGTCGGAGTTCTGTACCAGACTCTCATCCTTGACCAGATGGGCATAGGTTGCTTTCACTGCGATCTCCATGGGCTTCGCCTCCTTGCTTACTGAATGGCCCCGTTCCCCGACAGCTCCAGCCGGATCAGGTTGACCGTCAGGTCCGCCGCCGGCTCTGTGTCGCAGGTCAGGGTGAGAAAGCCCGAGGTGGTGATGTTCTTGGGCTGCACATTGCAGTCGAGGAACTCCTCCTTACAGGCTTCGTCCGCGCTGAGGAAATACTTGTGGGTGCCCAGGGCCAAAAGCCGCTCGTCCGCAATGGTGACGCTCCCCTCCGACCACCCCTCGGCGGGGATGACCAGGTCGAAGGAGATACCCAATACGTCGCCGGCGCCCGTACCGTTCAGGCCGTTGTAGACCGAAATGGTGTAGGTAGACCCGTCTGTCATATGCACCGTGTAAATATCCGTGGTGCCCGGCGAGTGGTCACCCTTGGTCAGCCGGATGTCCTGGATGCCCACGCCGATGGGGCCTTGCAGCTCACAGCTGATGTGGCTGTCGTAATAGGCCCCTGTCTCCGCGTCCCAGATCCACCAGGTTCCATTTTGAGGCTTGGGCGGCTTGCCGCTGTACTGCTCCGCTTTGGCTGCGCTTCCGGCGGCCTCTGCGGCGCTGTCAAGGGCGTCGGCCTTGGCCTGTTCCGCGGCTGTCCTGGCCGCTTCTGCGTCCTCCTTGGACTGGGCGGCGGTCAGGGCGTCCTCCTCGGCGCTCTCTTGGGCGGACAGGGCGGCTTCCTTCGCCGCTTCCGCGCCCGCTTTGGCGTCTTCCGCCTTGGTCTCCGAGGCCTTTGCGTTGGTTTCACTAACCTTGGCCGCGTCCCGCGCCGCCTCCGTGGCGGTCCGGGCTTCCTGAGCCGCTGCGGCGTCTGCCGTGGCTTGGGCACCCAGGGTCTCCACCTGATTGCGGACCTCCTTAGCCCGCTCTTCTGCCGCCTTGGCTTCGGCCTCGCTGAGAGCAGCGGCGTTCTTGGACTCCTCCGCCTCTCTGGCCTGTTGCAGAGCCGTCTGCTCTGAGGCCTTGGCATTTTTCTCCGAGGCGCCGGCCCGCTCCGCCGCGTCAACGGCGAGGTCCGCGTACCCCTCCGCCGCAGTCTCCGAGGCTTTGGCGTTGGTTTCAGACTGGGCGGCTTTCCCGGCGGAGTCCAGGGCTTCAGCCGCCTTCTGCCTGGCGGTGTCCGCCTCGTTCTTGGCTTTTTCCGCGGAGGCCTTGGCGGAGTCCTTGGCCGTGGCGGCAAACTCCATGGCGCTGGAGGACTCCTTATTCATGGCGGCAAGGGCGTCGTGGATGGAACCCCGCACCTCCTCACCGTAGATCGCCTCCAGAATCTTCTTCAAAAAACTGCTGATGTCGGCCAAATCGGACCACCTCCTAATCTTCCAGCATCCAGTCGATGGCCAAAATTTCCTCCCCCGTCAGGTTCCCCTCCGCTTCGCTGTACTTGGCGGTCATCAGCTCCACCTCATGGGTCATCTCGTTGAAGGGAGCCAGCTCGTCACAGAACGTCTTGAAATTGGGGGACTCCATTTTGAGGACAAAGGTGGGCTGCCCCCGTTCATCCTTCCCTTCCTCTCCGTACTTCTCGATCAGGCTGAGGCGGATGGTCTCATATTCCACCAGGGAGTTGGAGAGAAAGCGGTAGTTCCGGGCGGCGATGTAACCGATCCGATCCCGCCGGGACAGCAGTGGCTTGAGTGAGTGAAGCCGCTCAAACACTTCGGAATTTTTTAACATTTTCTTCATGGCTGTGTCATGCTCCTGTTCCTAAATCCAGACCTTGGACGTCTGCGGCGCTGAAATCCACGATTCCCTCGAAGTAGACGATCCCGTTTCGTCGCTGGCCAATGGTGATGTATCCGCCGCAGGGGCTGTAAATGTTGATGAGAGGGGCGTCGCCCTCGAAATATTCGATGGCCAGCATGTGGTAACGGCTGCTCCCGAAAGGGCCGTAGAGGTTGAAGCTTCCGAAGTCGCTCCCGGCGACGATGTTGAATTCCTCGCCGTAGAACTCGCCGCCCTCGATGACCGGGGAACGGATCGTGGTCTGGTCGATGTAGGTGCTCTTGATGTACCCCGGCATCTCGATGGAGTCGGCCAGCTTGTAAGCCCGGTTCGCCCGGTCGTAGGCCAGCTCCGCCTCATAGTAGGCGTCGTCCGCCAGATTATAGGCGTTGTTCGCCAGGCTGTACGCCGGGTTGGAGTGGAGGTTCTGGTTGTTCACCTGGGCCCAGTTGATGGTGCTCCCGGCCCCCATGGTCACCTGGCCGTTGATGGTGATAAGGCCCGTCGGCCCCACGGCGAAGGTGACCGCCCCAGTGCTCTTGTTGGTGACGGTCAGGCCGTACAGGTCCAGATATCCGGCGGTAAACTTCTCTTTGGCCAGGTCCATCATGCTGTTGCCGTACTTGTCCAAAAAGTCCTCCGCCTGCACTGTGCCGCCGAAGGTCCCCTTGGCTCCTGCCAGCGTCCCCGCGAAGGTACCCCGCCTGGCGTAGAGGTTACCCTGCTCGTCCACGGTGAAGTTTCCGTTTCCGATGTTGATGGAGCCCTTCTTCATGGTCAGGGTGCCCTTGTCCAGGTCCAGGATCACGTTGGAGTTGTAGTCCCGGATGACGCCCACCCGGAGCACGTTGCCGTTCAGCACCCCCGCTGTGATGTAGTCGGCCACGATGGCCCCGTCCATGGTGATGGCCAGCCCGAAGGTCTTTCCCCCGTCGTTGGAGTAGCCCAGGCCGTTCATGTTCCACTTCCAGAGCTTGTCAGCCTTGGTGTAGTCCCGGACGTTGGAAATATAGAGGGTGTCCGAGCCGTGCTCGTCCCTCGTGATGGTGATGTAGCCCGTGGTGGCCATATTCATGATGTGGGTGGCGTTCTCCTGGGCCTCCTTGAGGATGTTGTGGGCCTTGGGGAGGTTTTCGATCTTGTCCAGCACGGCGGCGTTGGTCTGGTTGCTCACGCTGGTAAGGCTCACCTGTACCGAATCCCCCATTTTGAACTGGGTGTTCTCCGGGGCGTCCAGCGGGATCTCCAGCCTGGTCACCGGGAAGAGCCGGTCCAGCCCGTGGGGACGGGAGATGACCCGGATCTCGTCCAGCAGCTTCACCGCCTCAGTCTCCACGTCCAGATAGTGCAGGTCCAGGGCGGAAAGCTCCAGCTCCAGGTTGTCAAACTGAAGGTCCGCCAGATACTCCCTGGCCTTCTCCAGCAGCACCTGGGGGTCGCTCACATCGTCCCAGTTCACCGTCTTCGCGATCCAGCCATGGCTCGTCACTGCCTCGTCTGATTGGACGTACAGGCTTCCGCCGTTCACGCTCTCCACCGTCAGATAGGCGTCCAGCGCCTCGATGGGACTGTCGTCCAGCCGGTTTCCCAGAGGGACGATGGCCGTGGCGTACTCGGCGGAGTCCCAGTTCCGGACAAAGTCCAGCAGGTTGGACCCGAACTGGATCACCTGGCTGCATGTGTCCGGGTAGTCCTTCAGATAGTCCAGATACCGCACCCCGTCCGCCTTGCGCACCCGGAGATGGCCGCCATAGGCTTCCACCAGGGCGTTGAGTGACTCCAGGGTCTTGCCGTAGTTGGTGTAATAGGTGGGGAAGGCCTCATCCACCACCGTCACCGCCCCGATGGCGAACCGGCGGTTCTCACCCACCTGCCCGTTATGGACGGCGATGAGCTGGTCGAGGTACTCCCGGACCGATTTCCCGGCATACTCCGCCGGCGGCTGGACCGAGTCGTTGAAGAAGGCCAGCTCCCCCTCGCAGTAGAGCACCCGGTTGTTCCAGAAGTCCCGGCTCTCCGACAGGGCCCGTCCCGCCCAGACTTCTTCCCCGTTCTTCTTCACGGAAATATCTGTGACCATGCGGACGATGGTGTCGTAGGCCGCGTTGGTGGGCGGAAGGGTCATCTCCAGAGACCCGGCGGCGCTGTCCTCCAGAGTCAGCTTGGGGTTGACCACCTTCATGTTGTCCAGGGAAAAGACGTCGTTGTAAATGCACACGCCGTCTGCATAAATGCTATACATGGGTCACAACCTCCCCTGTCTGAAGTCCACGGAGACGGACCCCGTTCCCGTGTCGCACCACAGCTCCAGCGTGGCGCCCAGGTCGCCGAAGAACACAAACTCCGGGAACTGGATGACCCCGTCGGGGAGGAGCTTGGTCTCGTCCAGTCCCAGCGTGGGGTTGATAAAGCGGATGTGTACTCCCCGCTTATCCGAGCTGCTCACCCGGAACACGGGGCACACCGGGGCCCGCCCGAACAGCAGCGCCGCCAGCTTCACCGCCCGGACCTCCGTCGTCACCGCGATGTCCTTGAACACGGCGGGGCGGATGACGCCATTTTGAAAGTTGAAGGGGTCCCACAGCCAGTCGTCCGTGGAGGACAGGACTGACCACTTGTAGGGCCCCACGTCATAGTCGATGGTGATGCGCGACCAGTCCTTCTCCGACTTCCAGACGTTGACGGTGAACCGCCCCTCGTAAAAATACTCCGGGTCATCCTCCAGCACTGCCCGCAGCTTCTGCCCGTGCAGATAGTCCATGATGTCGGAATAGGCCATGTGCCAGGGCTTGAAGTCGTTCATCACGATAAACTCGATAGAGCCCGTCCGGTTTTGGTACACCGGATACCCGGTCAGGGATTGGGACAAGTCGATGACCCCATCCCCGCCGGGGATTTCCAGCGTCTTCACCTTCTGGGCCGGCGGATTGAACACGGGCCGGGAGGCGGGGACCAGCCGCCAATCATCCCAGGTGTTTTTCCCGCCAATGGTGATGGAATGATACACGGCTCAGTTCCCCCTTCCTCTCCGTGTCGCCCTCTGTCCAAGGGCGTTGTCCATGGGTCCCGCCATCTCACCGACCAGAGTGCCGGTGTCCAGCACGACCCGCATCCGCTCCATGCGCTCCGTCATCTCTGCCATTTCACTGCGCAGGGTGCGAAGCTCCTCAATGATGTCGTCGTTGTCTACCTTGACCGTCATCCGGTTCTCCCCGGAGGCGTTTTGGAACGCCAGGCTGGCCTGTCCCGCCAGGCGGATGGACCGCAGGGGGTAGAACAGGCTGTCGATCTGAGTCGAGGCCCCGGTGAGGTCAGACAGGTCCAGCACCGGGCGTATGGTGGGCCGCATCTCCGCCTCGCCGCTCAGCAGGTCAGGGAGTCCGGCAATGGCGCCGGAAAGGCCGTCCACGGCGGAGTCCGCCATGTCTGCGCCGGCGGCAAAGGACCTTTCGGCATAGCCGGCCAGTCCGCTGACAAAGCCAAGGCCGGTGAAGGACCCCAGCTCCCGGAAGACCCGGGAGGGAGAGTTGATCTCCAGCGTGCTCTTCACCGCCTCCACGCCCGCCAGCGCCATGCTGGTCAGCTCGTCGATAAAGGTGGATTTGGACTGGGCCACGCCCTGGGCGAGGCCGGCGGGAATTTGCTGTCCCGTCTCTGTCCACCCGGCTTCCGACAGGATTTTCCGGGCCGCCTCGGTCATTTCCGCCATCTTGGCTTCCGTGTCCCGCTTGATCAGGCCCACATTTTCTGAGAATTCCTGCCGGAGGGAGGCCAGCTGACGGCTGGTATCCTCCTCCAGCTGGGCCATTTCGCTCTGCCAGGTCAGCCGGTACTCCTCCAGCTCCACCGCCGCGTCCGCCCGGAGCTGCGCGATCTGCTCCTGGGTCTCCACCCGAAGCCCCTCCAGTTCCGAGGTCGCCTGGTCACGGGCCTGGGCGTGCTTGATGGACCAGAGGGAGACATACTTCTCCAGCTCGTCGTCGCTCATGGAGTTCAGCGCCCGGATCTCTTCGATGGCAGAGGGCCCCATCTCCTGAAGCTCCGCGATCAGGTCCGAGTCAACGCCCCTGGCGGAGAGCTGACCCAGAATATCCTGCCACTCGCCAAACTCCTGGACCTGACCCTCCAGATTCTGCATCAGCGTTTCACTGCTGACCGCTTCCTTCTTCGTGACCTCATCAAAGAGGCCGTAGGACTGGTACAGGCTCTTGGTCCGGGACTCCACCGCGTCCTGATACTGCTGGTTCAGGGATTCGATGTCCCGTTCCAGCTGCTCGTTGATGGACTTGACCTTGTTGGCATAGGCCTCCTCCAGCTGGATGCGCCGCTGGTTGGCGGACTCCTGAACGCTCTGCACGTCGGCGATGTACTGCTGCTGGGCCTCGTAGATTTCCTGCTCCAGCCGGTAGACCTCCCGGTCCAGCTTCTTCCGCTCCTCGGTGCCCTTGGCGTACCGGCTCTGGACCCGCTTGTAGGCGGCCAGCTCGTCGGCCAGGCTCAGACGGTTGTAATACTTTTCCTCCTCGATCCAGTCCATGGAGTTCTGATAGGACTCGTCCACAAGCTGGTTGCGGAGGGTGAAGACCTTCCGGTCTAACTCCATCCGTTCCTTGCTGCCCTCCAGATACCGGGCCTGCATCCGCTCATAGGCGGCCAGCTCCTCCTCGGTGCTCAGACGCTTGTAATACTTCTCCTCCTCGATCCAGTCCAGGGAGGCCTGGTAGGTGGCGGAAACCAGTTCATTTTGAACCCGATAGACCTCCCGGTCGATCTTCATCCGCTCCTCACTGCCGGCCCTGTACTTCTTTTGGAGGTTTTCCCATCCGGCCAGCTCGTCCATCAGGCTCAGCTCGCCGTAATACTGCTTCTCGTTGATCCAATCCTCAAAGGCATCGACGCCCTTCTCGCTGACGGCGATCACCTCGTCGATCATGCCGGAGGCGGCCTGTGCGGCAGGGACGATGCTGTTGTTGACGCCGATGGCCAGACCCTCGCCCACGTTTTCGCCCAGATGGATGAATTCCCGGGAGGGGGAGTGGCTGTCCAGCGCCTTCTTTGCCGCTTCCAGAGCGGCCAGGCCCAGGCTTCGGCCGGCGGACCTTGCGCCGCCCAGCTTGGAGTTGATGCCGTTGATAAAGCCCTGCCCGGCGTTCTTTCCGGCGGTCTCGAACTCCGGCTTCATGCGGTTGATGTTGGATACGGCGGTGAAGAGCACCGTCCTCATCGCGTCCCCCACCGTTCTGGAGTGGGCCGTGATGGATGCCCCCATGGTCCGCATCATATCCGATGTCGATGTCCGGATGGCCGGGACCTTCCCGTCCACAATGTTCGCCAGCGACTGGACCACCGTCTCCATGGCCCCGTTTGTCACGGGGAGGTTGGAGAGGACGGCGCCGCTGACGGTGGACAGCATACTGGACACGGCTTTGTTGACCGTGTCGCCGCAGTTGTAGAAAGCGCTGGTAAAGCCGGAGATGCCGGCGTCTCCCATCTTCCTCATGCTGTCGGCAAAGCCGGTCAAACCGCTGGTGTTGACCCCTGCGGCCCCCTCAGCCAGCTCCAGCAGGCTCCACACCTGTGCGACCACGTCAGCCATCCGCCCGGTGTCGATGCCGGAGATTTGGCCGTAATAGTCCTTCATGGCCGCGCCGAACTTGGAAATATCCCCGCCAAAGGAGGCCAGCGTCTGGTCTCCGCCGAACCACTTGTCAAACAGACTGCTGTCCGGCAGGCCGGAGGCGAGGTTGGAGAGCGCTTCCGCTGCGTTGGCCGAGGCCGTCACCGCGTCCGCCTTCACATTGCTGATGGCCTCCGCATAGGCGGAAAGGTCCGCGCCAAACAGCGTCAGGTCATCGCCAAAGGTGGCCAGGTCGGTCCCTCCGGTAAAGAAGGACAGCAGGCCGCCCGTGTTGGGAAGGGCCTTTGCCAGCTCCACCAGGGCCATTCCGGCGGAGCCGGAGCTTTCCACCGCTTCCGGCCGAATATCCGCCACGGCGTCGCCGTAGGATTTCATGGCCGCGCCGAAGGGGATGATGCCCGCCGCAAAAGCGGCCAAGTCCTGGCTTCCGTTGAAGAATTCCATCACACCGCCTACCAGGGGAAGGGCCTCTTGCAGCCGCGCCAGAGACTGGGCGGCAGTGGCCGAGGCGGTGATGGCTCCGGTGTTGATGTCGGCCACGGCATCCCCATAGGACTTCATGGCCGCGCCGAAGGGTACGATGCCGGCGGCAAAGGTTCCAAGGTCGTTGCCTCCGTTGAAGAATGCCATGACCCCGCCCACATTGGGCAGGTCGGTTTGCAGCTGTGCCAGCGCCTGGGCCGCCACAGCGGAGGCCGTGACCGCGTCGGCGTTGATGCCGGAAACCGCTTCGGCATAGGACTTCATAGCGGCCCCAAAGGGCACGATGCCCTCCGAGAATACCCCAAGGTCATTGCCGCCGGTAAAGAACTCCATAAGCCCGCCCACCTGGGGAAGGGCCGCCTGGAGCTGTGCCAGGGATTGAGCGGCAGTGGCAGAGGCCTCTACCGCGCTGGAGTCGATGCCGGCCACCGACTCGCCGTAGGCTTTCATCGCTTCGCCGAAGGGGATGATGCCCTCGGAAAATTTCCCAAGGTCATTCCCGCCGGTGAAGAATTCCATGATGCCGCCTACATTGGGGAGGGACGCCTGGAGCCGGGACAGCGCCTGAGCCGCAGTAGCGGAGGCGGATACCGCCCCGGCATCGATGCCGGATACGGCGTTTCCGTAGGAATTCATGGCCTCGCCGAAGGAGAGAATCCCCTCTGTGAACAGGCCAAGATCGTTGCCCCCGGTAAAGAAGCTCATCACCCCTCCCACATGGGGAAGAGATGCCTGGAGCTCTGCCAGGGCCTGGGCGGCGATAATAGAGGCGGAAACCGCCCCCGCGTCCATTCCGCTCACCGCGTCGGCATAGGCCTTCATGCCCTCTCCAAAGGGGAGAAGGCCGTTTGCGAAGGTCTCCAGGTCGTTGCCGCCGGTAAAGAAATCCACCACGCCGCCAATATTGGGCAGCGAGGCTTGCAGCTCCGCAAGGGCCTTCGCCGCAGTGGCGGAGGCGGTTACGGCTGCGCTGTCCATGCCGGTCACGCTGTCGGAGTAGGCCTTCATCGCCTCCCCGAAGGGCACCAGCTGTTCCCCGAAGGTCTCAAGGTCGTTGTCGCCTGTGAAGAAGGCCACCAGGCCCCCGGTGTTGGGCAAGGTGTTTGCCAGCTCCACCAGGGTCTGTCCGGCGACCGTCGAGCTGGCGACTGCGTCGGTATCCAGCCCCGTCACCTCCTGGGCATAGCTTTTGATGGACGCCCCGAAGGACACCAGCTGCTCGCCGAAGGTGGCAAGGTCGTTGTCGCCAGCGAAGAAGGCTACGGCTCCGCCGGTGTTGGGCAAAGTAGCCGCCAGCTCCGACATGGCCTGTCCGGCAATGGCGGAATTGGTGACCGCCTCCACATCAAGCCCCTTGACCGCGTCGGAATAGGCTTTGATGGCCGCTCCGAAGGGTACGAGCTGTTCGCCGAAGTCGTCCATGTCGTTGTTGCCGGCAAAGAAGCCTACCGCCCCTCCTGTGTTGGGGAGGGTGGCAGCCAGCTCCGCCATGGCCTTACCGGCGATGGCAGCATTTTGAACCGCGTCGGTGTCCAGCCCCTTGATGCTTGCGGCGAACTTCATCATGGAGCCGCCGAAGCCCACAAGCTGGTCGCCGAAGGTCCCCATGTCGTTCTCTCCGGCAAAGAATCCCGCGATGCCGCCGCTGTTGGGCAGGGTCGCGGCCATCTCAGCCAGGGTCTTTCCAGCGATTGCCGCCGTGCTGACCAGGTCGCCGTCCAGTCCGGTAATGCTGTGGGAGAATTTCTTCATGGCCTCGCCGAATGGCACCAGCTCCTCGGCAAAGGTGGAAAGGGACGAGCCGCCGGTGAGCCAGGAGGTCAGACCCTCCAGCAAATCGGCCGCCGTAATCAGCATGATCGCCCCGGTGAGGGCCTTGACGCCCTCCAGCATGGCCGGGTCGATGCCTCTTGCCCCGTCGATAAAGGGCTGTATGTTGGTCATAAAGGCGGCCAGGTCCATGCCGATCTGGGGGAAGGAACCGGATACCCCGCTCATAAATCCACCCACGATGCCGCCGATAAAGCCGCCGATGGCGTTCCCGATGGTCTGCAAGAGCTGACCACCCTCGCTGATGAGCCACTCCAGGCCGGGGATCTGCGCCAGCGCGCCCACCGCCGCCAGAACAATGGCCAGCTCTGCGATAACAACGCCCAGACCAAGCACACCCACCATGGCGGAGGGGATCAGTCCGGCCAGAGCGCCCAGCGCCACCATAATGCCGCTCAGCAGGCCGATTCCGGCGATGCCCTTCAGCAGCGCGTCGGTGTCGATGCTTCCCAGCGCCGATACGATGCCGGAGAAGAAGGACATCAGCAGGTCCACCACCGACTGGATCAGGGTGGGCATGTTGCGGGCCAGCCCGTCGATCACCGCGATCAGGAACTGCATGACGGAGTCCACGATCTGGGGCGTATAGGCCACCAGGGCGTCCAGCACCCCGGCAACCAGCTCCAGAGCGCCCTCGGCGATGGCCGGGACACACTCCACCAGAACGTCCACCATGGTGAGGACAAGGGTCTTGACGGCCTCGCCAATGGCGGGAGCGCCATTCGTAATGACCTGCGCAAAGGCCACCACCGCCTCACCCAGCTTCTCCGCAATGGCCGGGATCAGCGCCGCAATGCCTGTGATAATAGAGGTCAGGCCGGCCACGATAATGGCTACACCCGCCCCAAGGGAGGTTGCCAGGGCCGTAACGCCCACCGCAATGGCGGATAGGCCGGTTCCGACAAGGAGCAGACCTGCCCCAACGCCGGCAACACCAACGCCGATCAGAGCGAAGGCGCCGCCCAGGCCAAGAATCGTCGGCAGCAGCGGAGTGAGCAGTGCACCGGCCGTTCCGATGACGGCAAAGGCGCCGGCCACCGTGACCAGCCCCTTGGCAATGGCTTCCCAGCTCATGCTGCCCAGAGTAACCAGCACCGGCGTCAGCACTGCCAGCGCGGCGGCAGCCACCAGCATGGCGGCGGAACCACTCAACGTGCCGTTCATGAAGTTCAGCCCCACAGCCAGCTCCGCCAGAGCCCCGCCCATGGTGACCAGGCTCTTTGCGACAGACTCCCAGCTCATGCCGCCCATGGACCGCATGGCGTCGGCAATGATGTTCAGCGCGGCTCCCACCGCGATCAGGCCCGCCCCCATGGTTACCATATTCCGGGGCATAAAGCGCATGGCCACGGCCACCTCTGCCAGGGCTCCGCCCATAGCCAGCAAGCCCTTGCCGATCTCTGCCAGAGACATCCGCCCGAAGTCCGCCATAGCGGAGGCAAATATCTTCATGGCCGCGCCAATCTCGATCATGGCGGCTCCGGTGGCGATCAGCCCCTTGGCGCTTCCGGCCAGCTTGGTAAAGGCCGTGATCTCCAGCAGGACCGCGCCGATGGCGCTCAGCCCCTTGACCAGCTCGCCAACGCCCATCTGGGCAAAGTCTTTGCAGGCCGAGGCCAGCACCTTCATAGCGCCGGCCAGTACCAGAACGCCCGAGGCAGTGACCACCGACCTTCCGCTGAACTTGGCCGCGTTCATGAAGAGCGATACCTCTGCCAGCAGCACGCCGACGCCGGTCAGACCCTTTGCCAGTCCGGCAAGGTCCAGCTGGGCCAGGTCGGCGCAGGCCGAGGCTAGTATTTTGATTGCCGCGGCAAAGACCACCATCTGGGCAGAACCCTTGATGATGGAGCTTGAGCCGGAGCCCAGCACCTTCGCGGCTGCCACCAGGGCGGCCATCAGTCCGGCGATGCCCGCAAGCCCCGCCGCCATCTGTTCCGGTTCCAGCGTGGCAACGCTTTTCAGCGCGGAGGCCAGAATCAGGACCGAGGAGGAGAGGGCGATCATCGCCGTGGAGCGCTTCATTGTTCCGCGGACATTCAGGTCCAGCTTTCCGAACACCGCCATGGCCGCCATCAGCTCGGTAAAGAGCACCGTGATGGCCCCCAGGGACGCCGTCAGCTTTTCGCTGTCGATCAGGGAAATAGTGAGAATGGATGCGGACAGCACCGCGACAGCGGTCGCGATCTTCAGCAGGGCCTTGGCGTTGACGTCATTCTGCCAGGCCTGGAAACAGCCCTTTACGCCGTCCAGAATCCCGATCACGCCCTCCTTGATGCTGCCGACGCTGTCTGTGACCTCCCGGAAGGAGTCCAGGAACTTCTTAATGCCCAGGGCGATAGCACCCAGGGAGACGCCGTTCAGCAGGTCGATGACGCCGCTGAAATTCGCGTTGCTCAGGCTCTCCACCAGTGCGCCGGCAAGGCCGCCGAATACGCCGATGATGCCAGAGACCAGGGTCTTTGCGCCGTTGAAAATGGTCTGGAGCATTTGCAGGAATTTGCTGTTCTCCAGGGCGGAATCCATAGTGTCCGCCGCGTCGCTGACCCCGCCGCCCAGGCCGCTCACCGCGTCGACGACCTGCCCAATGCGGGTCTGGATGCGTCCCAAAAGCGCCTGGAAGGATTCCAGGCCTGGGGCAGCAAAGGCGTCGGCGAGAAATCCGGTCAGTCGCTCGATCCCGGACACAACAAACTCCAGCGCCGAGGCGACCGTCTGGGCCACCATTCCAAAGAACTCTCCCTGCTTGGCCGCCTCGTTGATGCCGACCAGGAAATCTCCGATCCCTGCGGTTATGGTGAGAATGCCGTCAGCCAGGGAACCGGCTCCGCTGCCCAGAGGCGCCAAAGCGTTGAAAATCGCCAGAGCGCCCTGCCGCACCAGGTCCAGCACTGAGAAAAGCCCCTTGAAGGTGCGCCCCAGCTTGTCCGCCGTCTCCTCGGAGAGGGTCAGCCGCTCAGAAAAGCTGCGGAGAGTCTCCGTAAGAGAGTACAGCTGGTCGGCGGTTGCGGGCGGAAAGATTTCGCGGAATGCGTCCTTGATGGGGGTAATGACGCTGACCAGGCCCTTAGCCGCATTCCAGACCGCCTGGATCAGGTTTTCCCGTCCGGAGGGGCGCAGGATCTTTTCCGTAAACTCCTCCATGGAAACCGAACCATTTTGAAGTCCCTTGTCCAGGGCTTCAATCTGCTCGATCATCTCCGCGGTGTATCCGGCCGCCTTGCGCTCCTCCTGGGACATGCCGGTCATCTTCTCCCGCAGGTTATGGACCGCCTGCGTCAGGGTCTCGGAGGATACGACCCCGTCCGTCAGCCCCTGCTTCAGCGCGTCACTGAAGCTCTCCGAGTCGGCCACCAGCTTGTCAAAGGCGTCGCCGCTCTCTCGGGCCACCTCCTGGATGGATTCAATGAACCCGCCCTCATCGGCGATGCCCTGGTCCAGCAGCTGCTTCCAGCCGGAGCTGAGACCGCCGCTGAGTAATTCGTTTCTCGCCTGGGAGGTCTCGCTGATCACGCCGCCAATGGCGTCGGACACCTCGGTCAGCACTTCCTTGGCTTCCTCAAAGTCGCCAACCAGGATTTCCCATGTGGTGGTCCAGCCGGACTGAGCGCTCTCCTTCAGGGTGTCCCAGAGCTGGGTAAAGGTCTTGACCTTGGTGGCGGCGTCCTCCGCCGTCTTCGCCATTTGGGCGATGTCCCGGGCCTGGGCCTCCGAGAATCCCTGCTGGATCAGGTCGGCCTCGCTGTACGCGCCGGCAAACTGCTTCAGGGTCTCGGTAAGCACCTCTGTGGTGAGCCACTCGCCTCTGGTGAGGGACTCCCGGAAGGAGCCGTACATATTGATGGCGTTCTGCGCGCCGGTGCCCAGCAGCTCGGAGGTGCGCACCAGGGCGTCCTGGAACACCTTGCCGCCCATACCGGCGTTGACCACAGAGTTCCAGTCCATCAGGGAGACCTTGCCTGCGGCCAGGGCCTGGGAGAGCTGGTACATGGCTGTGGATGCCTGCTGGGAGGTGGAGCCCGAAATGGCCGCCAGGTTAGCGATACCCTTGATGGAGTCCACCGAGGTCCGCAGGTTGACGCCGGCCGCGGTGAACGTGCCGATGTTCCGGGTCATCTCGGTAAAGTTGTAGATGGTCTTATCCGCGTAGGTATTCAGCTCATCCAGGGCCCGGTTCACCTGCTGGAGGTTGGTCCCCTCGTGCTGGGTGTTGGCCAGGATGGTCTGCACCGCCCCGATCTGGGTCTCATACTCCTGAAAACCCGTTTTAATGGGGTCGATTGTCAGGGCGGACACGAGCCGCTTTCCCGTGTTCACCGCCGAATTGGTGATGTTGGAAAGAGTCGTCATGGCGACGACCTGGAACGCCGAAAATTTGGCCTGGACCGTCTCCACAGACTTGCCGAGGACGGACATGTCGCACCGCTTCGCCGCGTCCCCAAGCCCGTCAAGGCTCTTGGCGGCGTTGTCCAGGTCCAGTCCCCGCTTGAGTTTGTCCAGCGTAGACAGGCTGGTCTGCACGTTCTGCTCGAACTGCCGGTTATCAAACCGCATTTCAACGATTCTCTCGTCGATCGTCCTGCTCATGACCGAGTCACCTCCTTCCAGGCGTATTCTGCTATCTGGTCAAAAATAGGCTGGATCGCAGGGTTGATGTAATCTCTTCCCTGTACCCAGCCTCCGGTCCCCGTGCCATGCCCGTATTGGAGAAGGATGGCGATGGGGACTCCATTTTGAATGTTGGAATTGTGAAACGAGATGGTGATGGTGTTGTTCTTGTTGGTAATCTCGTAATACCAGGAGGCGGCCGTTTCTCCGGAGTCAACCGGGGTTGCGGACGAGAGGGCCGCCACCCCCGCCCGGCCATACTTGTTCAGATCGCCGAGACGGACGGCCTCCTTTGCCCGTTCCATAAACCGGGTCAGCTTCGAGAAATCCCCCGTATGTCTGAAATGGATCACGTTCGGCCACCTCCTTCAAGATCAGCTTTTCTGTTTCCAGCCCTCGATGGCTTCCTTGAATTTATCGAAGCCGAACATGGCCGCATAGGCGGACATCAGCCCCACCACGATGGCGGCCGCCACCATGTACCAGGCGATGTCGACGCCCTTTACCGAGGCATAGGCCCCTCCCAGGGCCAGCGTCAGCGCCTCCGATACGAACAGCGCAACCAGATTTGTGGGAATTTTGTCCCAGGTGATGCTCTTGACCACCTGCACGATGATGTTGGTCAGGATGGTGATTCCGCCAACAAGCATCAGCAGCGAGGAAATGATTTCCGCAGTCATCGATACTCCTCCTTAAATTGCCGGGCTCTCTACGGAGCCTACCGGCGTCTGTGAAACATTTAAGTTAAAATTAGCGGCCTTTGCCGTCTCAAAGGTAATTCCGCCCTCCCGGTGGTCGGATTCGCACAGCTTCAGATAGAAGGTACACACCATGCCATGGGCCGCCCAGGGGAGCCCCACCATAGCGCCGATCCACGGAAGTGCGCCGGTGTATCCCTTGTAGACACAGTAAAAGGCCAGTAAAAAACCGCCGACAGTCACGACCCACAGCAGGGGACGAATGTCGGCGATCATCCATTTTGAAAACTGCGACAGGTCCGGCTTTCTTCCAGCTTTGCCTCTGGTTCGGCTTGTACGATTTCTCATCACGCAAGCCCCACCATCTTCGCAAGCCGGTAGAAGAGCTGGG